AATCAAGTGATCGAGCACCTCAATATCCAACAAGCGCCCGGCCTCGACCATTGCACGAGTCACAGCTACATCCTCCGGGCTGGGCGACGGATCTCCGCTCGGATGGTTGTGCATCACGATCACTGCCGCTGCCCCCGCACGGACCGCCGGCTCCAACACCTCGGCTATCCTGATCAGGCTCGTATTCACCGATCCCTTGTACACCTTCACCCTCCGGAGCATCTGATTACGGGCATTCAACAACAGCACCCACAGCTCCTCTTTCTCCAACGCCGACATTTCAGCTTCAAACAGGCTCGCCGCTTGCTCCGGGTTCTGGATCACAAACTTTCCGTCCGTCTGAACCTGCGCCATCCGAATCCCCAATGTAAGCGCCGCCCGAATCCGAACGGCGGTCGCCCGACCAACTCCGTCAATCTCCATCAGCTGATCCACAGTCGCCCGGTTCAGGTCGTTGCCGAACATCTCAACCAGCGAATACGCCTGCTGCAGACCGTGATCGTTTCCGACCACAGCTGCCAGCAACTCAACGTTCGAGCAGACGTCCGGCCCTTCCCGAATTAACCGGCTCACCGGTCGATCTGACTCTGGCATTTCCCGTATCGACAACATGGCTCCATCTCCCATCCATCCGTCTCCCTACTCCAGCACTGCCACGATCTGGCTAGGCGTGACCGCCAGCCTGACCGTGCAAGGGCCGTACAGCCTGCGGCTTGTGCTTGCCGGGCTGGGTATCGATTCGTGCTGCTCTAGCTGGAGCCGATAGAACCCAACCCGACCCTGCTCCACGATCTCGTCCCACTGCTCAACCGTAATGTTCTGGATCCTCAATTCAACCCCCAGCGCAACCTCGCTCGTCATGCTGTCCGGCTGATCGTGCTGGTGCGAACCACATAGGAAGCAGTGCGGGACTGTCTTCGGCAGGATGTAGTGATGCTCACACTCGCAATCCCAAAACCTCGGGTCAGTCTCCATCTCAGGCCTCCAGTTTCAACGTGCCGCCCGTCTCGGCGTTGTACGCCTCGATCATGGCCGCAATCAGGATGGGCGCTTCGTCTACCGGGACGTTGACGCCCTTCTTCGTGGGCAACCACTCTCCCTCGTTGTCCCACACGTGACGCACGTCCAGCTTCGGCGGCCCGCCGTTGTAGCGCGACACCCGCACTCGGACCTGCGCCTTCTCCAACTTCACGTTCGGGGCAAAATCTTCCTTCTGCTTCGCCATCTCACCATCATCCTTCCATCCTGCGGGCCGGAATGCCCGGCGACGGCTACTATCCGTCGATAGTCGCCGTCATCTGATCTTCCAGCCGCTTCCACTCGTTCTTCGCTCGCGCTAGGTTCTCGTCCACTTCAGCCAACCGGCCACTAACCGGCGCTCCTGCGGCCTGCTGCAACGCCAACCCTGCCGCTTCGAGCGTCAGCGCCAAAACCCGCAACCGCGCTTCGATCAACTGCTCCGCCTCGTTCAACTGGTCAGCTTGTCCCATCGCTCCTCATCCTCTCGTTTCAACTGCTCGGCCTTCGCCACGATCATCAGTCCGATCGAATGCTTGCACGTGAACCCCCGACTCGCATCCGGGCAACTGCACCGATCGAACTCCGCTCCATAATCGGACGCCTTCTCCTTCAACTTCCCCGACATGATGTACCCCCACGCCCGGTCGACCCGCTTCACTTCGTACACGCCAGTCCTCCGGGCGAAATGGCGGGCGTAGTTATACGCAGACATCAGTCGTGAAACGTCGCCGTGCATATTCATCAGACGAACCTCAGATACTGCGGAACTGTGTCGGCGGCCGCGAGCTGTCGCAACTTCGCGCTCAGCGCCGCCGCATCCTCGTTCCGCAGATCGGTCCCTCCCGGTCTGTATCCAAGCAGCACGTCCCACATCACCCGAATGGCCGACTGCTGTAGCGTCCGATGCGACTGATCGAGTTCCTCGAGAAACCCCTTCACCATTGCCTCGCCCGATCCCATCGTATTCACCGCGGTCACCAGACCCTTCGCCAACTCCTTGCCTTTCTCGAACTGTACCGGGTTCATAGCTGATCTCCAAACGTCCGCTCATGGCAGGGCCGGCAGACCACCTCGCACTTCACCAGCTCCTGCTCGATTCGTTGCCACCGAACTCGCCCAAAATACTGACCGACATTGAACACCTTCGACGTTCGGTCCACGTGATGAAACTCCAACTGCTGCTTGCTCCCGCACCGGCACTGGCGTCCCATCAGATCTCTTGCCAACCTGCGTTGCCGTTTCGCCCTCCGGTTCTGGCGTTGCAGCGGGGTCACTTCTGCCCCGCCTTCACCGTCCGGATCGCCTGCGGCATGGCCGTATAGATGCTGCCATACCCGCGGTCCTTCGCGATCTGCCAAGCCACCGACCACACCAGCTCCTTGTTCTGCCTCCACCACCGTTTACCCTCTGCCAAACGACCGTTCTTGCTCATTGCCCATCTCCCATCCCTGAGAAACTACCGGGCCGTCACTTCCAACACTGTCATCCCCACATCGCCACTTCCGATCAGACTTCGTACTGATTCTTCCACCCTCGCATCATCCCACTCTCCGGCTGCGACCTCCACGATCACCATCACTTCGAACGTGACTTTCTCACTGACCTGCGTTTCGGGGGCCATCTTCGTATCTCCTTTCATCCTGAGGAAAGGATAGCAGGTTGGCCGGGGTTTGTCAATGAGTAATGAAAGGCCCAATAGGGGGTGGATGGTAGGGAACCCGGGAAAGGCTTAAATGGAGCCTAGGGACCGAAGGGGCGGCTTTTAGGATGGATTAGTAGGGTGAACAAAACGTGCCCTTGTGGGGCACGTTTTGTTAGGGAGGCGTGAAAGGCGTTATCAGCCGGCGACCTTCAATGCCTTGCTGATCTCAGCCTTGGCCGTCGCCGGAATCTTCTGCCCGGTCTGCTTCATCAGCAACCACAGCGCGGCCCGTTTCAGATCGCTCTGAGTGCAGGCCCCTTGGCGGGATGCCGAACCGAGCCATGTGTGCTGATCGGGATGCAGCCCATCCGGAAGCAGCTTTGCTTCGTACTGTCTTGGTCTAGCCATATCCTAAGAATAGCACAAACGGGGTACGATTGTCAATGAGTAATTCTCCGCTTCCGTGTCTCCCATTGCCAGTCCCACCGTCGTCCTGTGGTCATCGCGTCTGGCCCAACCACCAAACACTCTACCGTTTTCCCCCTGACTTCCAGCACCAGGTAACGACGCCCTGCCCGCGTCTCCAACAGATCAAACGCCTCTGGCGACTCCCCCCATGCCAGCCGGAGCTTGACCTTTTCCCCGATCTGTTTCATCCGTCTTCCGCACCGCCCATCGGCTTGTGATCACCCGGAACCCGTCTTCAAACTCAACCAGCACGCTGTTTTTGGATCCGCGCACCAGCACTCGGCACCGCTGTCCCTTGCGATCTACTAGCCGGCTACGCCAGTACCAAACGTGATCGTACTCGGGACTTCGTTGCCCCATCGCTCCCATCCAGGCCTCGTTTGCCGGGCGAACAGCTCCACGTAGCGCCGCCCAGGATAAAGCCGCTCGATCTTGTCGTACTGATCGTCGGGTTTTCGACTGTGCTCTCGCACTGGTGCATAGATCAGCTCAGACACCGTATGATCGTCGGGCGGCATGGATCCACGCACTCCCAACAGACACGCCTCTGTGTTCCTGCGCGTGTACTTGCCCATCCCAAAGTGAAACCCCAACCCCGACCGCCTTGCTTTCACCCACAAGAAACCGATCGTCGCATACCGGAACCCCCACGCCTCGATCACCTCGATTGCGGCAAACAACTTCCACCACGGCACCCACAAGAACAGCACCGCATCCTTCCCCGCTATACCACTAACCGGTAAGGCGGCAATCTGCTCGACTGCCATCGTGGGATAGTGCGCCTCACCAGCCCCGCGCTTGTTCGAAGTCTCGACGCTCCAGACTTCGTACAGCCAAGGCGGATCTGCCAGCACTACGTCGAACTTCTCGGAGCCGTCCAATTCCATAACCCCTGCTTACCGCCGACAGCGATCGGCGGGTCCATCATCAGAGCACCGTTCAGCTGCCACGCGAACCGACCCTCAGCGAAGTCGCCAAACAGATACTCGTCGCCAAGCTCTTTCATCTGCGGCCACAGATCCTCAGCATGGAACACATCAACTAGCCGGCAGGTCGCAACCACGGCCCCAAGCGGCAGCACCCCGAACCGAAGTCCGGCCCCATCCAGCGCCTCGGCCATCGCCCTCCGTGCCTCAACGCCGATTGAGGACAGCGTCTCGTCCAAACGCCGTGTCGCCGCGTGAATCGCCAGCGGGCCTCGATACGGTGTGCTCCACGATCTCGTCTCGTAACTCTTGGCCCCGATCGCAACCAGCGACGCCCACGGCTGCCACAGGGTAATCGCTCTCATGCCGGCGCGGGAACCTCCGCCTCGCTGATCTTGTTGTGCTGCTTGGTCGTGGCCTCCATGAACGTCTCGGCTGCGGCTCGGATGGCCTTCGGCATACCCCCTGTCTCAATGATCTCCTCGACTGCATTCCAAGCGGCCATGAACACGTCTTCCCAGGTTCGTTCCTTGGGCATGTAGCCGCTCCGCTTTGCTGCGATCGCATCGACCGGAGCGGGTCGACCTCCGAATTCGTCGGCGCTCTCGACCGCCCATTCCGCCAACGCCCGCCAGCCCTGCGCTCCGGCTGGTTTGCAGGCCCTGAGCTGACTCCAGGTCAAGACTTCGAACTCGGAGCGGATCTCCTGTGAGAAGAACCTCGCGATTTCCTCCCGTACTCGGACCGTCGCCGCCCCAAGCCCTGACTCAATCGCCACTCGCTTACGAACCGTCCCCTTGCCAGCCAGTCCCCCAAACTCGTCCACAAGATCGGCGGTCATGTCACCGCTGCGCCAGCGCCACGTATCAATCCCCTCTTCCCCCTGCCTTAGCTCATTCGCCACCTCGTCGGGCAGGATGAACTCGCTCACCTTCATTTCAGGCATGATCACTCTCCTTCGCCGGCTCCGGCTGAGCCGCTTTGCGAAATTCGTCAGCGTACGGACAGTCGGCATAGTGCGACTCGAACGTCTGCACCATCTTGCCGTACGTCTTCCCCTTCTTCGTGAATCGGACCAGCCGCATCTGACTGCTGTCCGGGCGGTACGGCATGGCCGAGCCGCTCTCCATCTTCAAGAACATGATCTCGGCCCCGCACTTGCAAACGTCAGCCATTGACCTTCTCCTGTGCGGCCCTTCGCTCCGCGTCCAGCGACAGCTCTGTTATCACCGCCAAGAGCGCACTGTTATTCTTGGCAGATAGGTACTTGTGAATTGCGTCAGCCTTCTCTTGATAGCGTTGCAGGTCGGCTTCGAGGGCGACTGCCATCTTGATTGCCAGTGCCCTTGATACAGGAGCAAGCCCGAACTCTGAGGCCCTGTGCTCCAGAAGGAACTCACTCAGCTTCTCGCTCATTCTCGCTCCTCCTCTCAGAACTCACTTGTACACAGAAAGCCAGGGCCATAGGCCTCGGCCCACACCTGAGCTTCCCCACTCACGCATACGACCCCATCTGCTTCAGGGTCAGCGATGTCTCCTGTCTCTAAGTCAACCCATATCCTGATCTCGGCCGTTGCTGCAAGCTCTACCCATTCACCGATGTCGTCGGGGTCTCGACTACCCAATAGCTCCGCTTGTGCATCAAGCACTTCATCAAGGCTGCTTGCCACCCACCAGTCATATTCGCTACTAAACACTCTTAGCTCGCTCATTACCCATGCTCCTGTATATCGGCCTTCAACATCACCACTTGACTGTCGTCCTCAATCAGTATCGGGACCAGCGCCTCGACTCCAGATTTCTGCGAATGCAGCCCCTCCAAGACCGACTTCACCAGATTGTCGATGTCGCCGGCGTTCTTCCCGCGCGCCTGACGCTCGACGGACTCGACCACCACAACCGTCATATCCGGCAGGAAGTCGATCCACACTGCTACACCCGTAGCAATCTTGAAATCGTCGGGCAGCCCCATCCTGCGCTTGCTGTCAATGGCCGCGGCCCTCACCGCATCGACAAACTCCCGATAGCGAACCACGTCCGCTCGGACTTTCCACCGATCGGCCCGCGTCATGCGCGGTTTGGGCACCGCCTTCATGCCCACCGCGAAGTGAAATGTGTTCAACTTCCGTGCCACCACGGAATCTCCGTCTGGCCCTCCGGCTCGGCCACCGTCTCCGGCCGGCCTTGACAGGCTGGGCATTCATACGCTCGCGTCTTGACCACAATGTACCACCCCTTCTTCACCAAATCATTCCCGTCGAACCAACACAGCGACTCCTCCCGACTGTGCCCCGGCGCACGATGAAACGGCCCGGCTCGGATGAACGACAGATAGACCTGCCCATCGTCCTGACAGTTCATACAGCGCACCCGCGACCGCATCGGCAACACTCGCTGGAGACAGAGGTTTGTAGGCCGCTTCCGCTCCCATTCGGTCTTGTGCTCCTGCGCCTCGAGCGGAAGATACGGTGTGATGTACTGCTCGGTCGTCCCATACATGCCTAGTGCGTTCTCAGCCACTCGTCAAAGTCCTCCTTCCCGCCGCCTGCAGCACGACGCTCGATCCAGACTGACAGGAACGTGCCCTCAACACTGATCGGTCCCTTGATCGTCGGCTTCTGTCGGCCAGTCGTGAGACGTTCCAACGCCTTCACGACGCCCCATTGGAAGTTCTCGACATCCCAACCCACCTCGTCCAGCATCCGCATGATCGGTTGCCACCACCACGCCGGCCCATTCGGATGCTTTGGTCCCGGTTGCTTGATTCGTAGCTGTCTCTCGAAGAAGTCTCCGGCCGTTTTGCGAATCGAGTGAAACGTCGCGCCGGTAGGCCGCGACCCTTCTTCCTCAGAGTCCTTCTTAAACCTTACTTCTTCCGTACTCTCAGCGGAACGCCCGCGTTCCTGTGGGGAACGATCGCGTTCCTGTGGGGAACGCTCCTTTCCATCACCCCCAGATATGGGGGCTGTCCACCGATCAACCACCTCGACGAGCAGAGTGCCCTTGTCGCTCTCTCCAAGTCGCACCCATCCTTTCAGTGCCAACCCCCGCCGCGCCCGCACAACGGTCGCCAAGCCCATGCCGCACTTAGCCGCCGTCGTTCGGGTCGCTTCGTAGGTGTCGCCCACCCGTTTGTAATGCACCAGCAGACGGAACTCATAGACCGTCAGCGCGGCATCGTCCCACATATTCGGAATGATCGTGAAGTTTTCGCGGGGATTGCGAATCTTCTGTCGTTCGGCCATCCATCCTCCAACCATCCGGCCTTTCCGGGCCGGCTCTCTCGCCCCTGCTCCAACCGTTCAGTAGGGTAGCACCGTCTCCAAGATACGGCAAGCCCCCTAAAGATACTAGGGGGCCTGCGCGAGATGGACTCGGTCATTCCCGCGGCCGGAGGATGAATCCGACCAGCCTACTGGCCGAGGGTGCGGGCGACCTGAGCATGCCTATTTTACCCCATCCTCAACCCCGATCACCAGCCGATCGCCTTCGAGATTTCTGGCGTGAAACCGCCCAGCTCCTCGATAAACCGCTTCCTGAAACACTCCCATAGCTCAGTCCCGGTCACGAACAGCGGATCGCCGGACGGGGCAAAGCGGTACAGGCGGGCCAGCTCCTCGTGCGACATCTTGTAGATCCTGCGCTTCCATTCCTCGACCTCAGTGTCACTTAGCTCTGGCATCATCCTCCTCCTTGATCGGGTCACATCGAGCGACCAGCCGGCCGAGCGTGTCAAAAACCTCCGTGATGATCCGGTACGGCTCCTCCTCGTTTCCCGCGCCGATCCCGCGCTTGATCACAATGAGGCGTTCGATCTTCACCGACCGAAGATCAGCGATTGTCGGGGAGACGCTCATCGCCCACCTCCTCCAGATTCTCGGGCACCCGGATCTGCATCTTCGGATGGCATTCTGAGCACAGCGTCCGAAGATTGTGCATGGCGTTGTCGCCGCCCCACGCCAGCGGTATGACGTGATCGCACTCCAGCTCCAGGCCCAACGTCAGCAACAAGGCCTCCGCCCGCTTGCATCGCTGGCAGGTTCGATGGTCACGCTCAAACACCTTCTGCCGCAGCTCGGGCCAATCAGCCGGGTACTTATCCTCCGGCACGATCGGCGTGTAAATATCCTCCGGCCGCGGCAGCAGGGCCATCAACTGCTCGGGGTCCACCTTCTCATGCAACGTAGCGGAGATCGTGGCTTTAGGTGTCTTGCCAGTCACGACAAAGGCTGGTCGCACGTTGGCGGGAAGCGCCTGCACCGTGGCTTCGAACGTCGGTTCATCAACCGTCTCGATCACCGCCGCGGGGAGATTCTTCCTGCACCATTCGAGCGCCTTTTCCCTGTCGTACTGGACGAACCCATGCTCCTGAACTCCGATACCCGGGATCGGGGTCTTCAGCCCCAACTCCGCAAACCCATCCAGCGCCAGCTCTCGCAGCTTCAACTCCTCCAGATCCACGTCGGACTGAACCAGCGACAGCTTCAGCTCGTTGTTCAGCCACTCAGGGCGCATCACCAGCTCAGCCTGCAGGTTGCGCCGGATCGACTTCAACTGCTCCAGCTGTATCCTCAGCACCGCTACGATCAGCGCCTCCTCCCTCAGCTCCAAGATGAATTTCTCGGGCGGGGTCAACTTCGGTTTCTTTGCCATCGTATCCTTCTCCCATCTCCTGCCGGGCAATCGCCTCGGCTTCCTTCATCGACAGCACACTTGGCATGTGCAACCCACCTCCTTTGTCCTCGGGCCTGAGCCAATCGAGCAGGGCACGCGACTGTGGCCCGGTCAGATCCTCAGCCTTCGGGTTTCCAAACAAGAACTGCAGCACGGCCTGTTGACGTTCGTTCTGCCGGCCCTCGAAGCAGTCTCTCAGCTGAGACGCCGCGTATGGCCCGATCTCCGACCTGCCGATCTTCGTATCCCGCGGCGTATCCTTGAACTGAACGGCCTTGACCGTAACAGACGACTTGACTGTTGCCGGGTCATACGGCCGATCGCCCGGCTTGCCGCGCGACGGCACCCCCACCTCAGTCTTTGGACCGCCCTCCGGCGTCACATCAATCCACTCGTTCTCGACGATGTAAGCGTTCGGGTCAGTCGGCGCATGCTCAACAAACTGAGCCATATTCACGTGCGCCCCCCACCGCTGCTTCAACGCCTCGATGTACGCCCGCTTCTTGGCCCGGTTGACGTGCGGCATCTTGTTCTTGCCTTTTTCCAGATCGGTTTTGTCCTCCACCGTCACACACCCATAGCCAATGTCGGACGGCGGGGCCACGCCCAGCCGCTCATCCATCATCTGACTCGACATGCCCTCTTCCTTCAGCTCCTTCCTGCGACCGTAATACTCGTTGGCCGTCCGGTGATCGGTCACGTCCGCACGGAACACCAGATCGGTCGTTGCGAACCCCAGCTCGACCTTCTCCCGCTCATCCTTGATCTGCGTGTACCGGGCCGGCAGGAGGTACGTTCCGTCCCGCCGCGCCGCTTCCTCGGCCAGTCGGATCGTTCCATCCCTGCCGCGCATGATCGTGAGCATGCGCTTTCCCTTGTTGGCACCGTAGTCTGGAATTGAAATCCAGTACCACAGCTCCGGCTGAGGCTGAAACGGCGACAGACCAGTGGCGATCGCTGCCTGACCCACTAACAGCGCCTCATCGAACAGGACCGGAGTTTTTCCGTGGTCGGTCTTCATCAGGCGGTCGGCCACGATCCGAACCACCTTACTGGAGCCGTAGCGGGCCAACGGACTTGCATCATCCGCTAGACCGTGAAACAGGGCGACGGCTCTTGTCTCACCCTCCTGCGTTTGGTCGCTCATTGCGACCTCCTTTCTCACTGAGAAATTGTAGCTCTGACGCTTCGGTTAGTCAATGAAAAAAGGCGCACGCGGCACTATTCCCCAGACTCCTTTCCTCAGATTTGCAGCCTTACGCGTACGCCCTAGCTGCCTACTTGGGCGGTGTGGCCGGCTCGCCGCTGGTCAGGAATTCCTCGGTCCAATTGATCAGCGTCTGTATCCGCTCCTGATCCAGCTCGGCCTCACAATAGCGGATGGTGCAGACCGCGAAGACATCGGTCACAATGTTTCCGTCGAGTCCCTCTTCGGTCCGCACGTCAATCTGCCAGTGATGGGCATGCTCATCGCCATCCCCGCGGGCTTCTTCAGCCTCAAACTGCGCCATCGTCATTCTCGGCTCCCCGTGTAGATCCGCCCACTCGTCCGTGTTCATCTGTACGCCTCCATCCATCCTCGGCTCTTACAAACTCGGCTCGCTCGAACTCAACCTTCTCGACCAGCCGTTTCCGGCCAGTCCGATAATCCAGCTCCCACACCCTATCTCCGACCTGAACGACGGCTTTCACGTCGCAACCCTCTAACCATCTTCCGGTTGACCGCGTTCTGAAACAGATCGGGCGGCCCCCCGTGAAAGACCCGGTTCCCACGCTTGAACACATGCACCCACACCCACGTCAGCAACCGATCGGTCAACCACCAGCCGCCGATCTCAGGCTGTGCCTGCATCGTCACCTCCGACAGCCTTGGCGATCCCGGCCGTGTCCACGTCGAGCCATTCCTTCATACCAAGCAGCGAGGCCATGTGACGCAAGGCGGCCTCCACTTCGGGCACGCCGTAGGGATTGCTGTGTTTGCTCCCGCGGTTGCCCTTGGCCCATTCGAGAACGGCGGCTAGATGAGCGAGGGTGATCGGCGTTCCTGCGATCAGATCGGCGTTGGCATAGACCTCCGAGTCTTCGCTTCCCATCTCGAACAAGACCCTCGCAACACGCCGACCGACCGCAACGACAACCGGAGCGCCACCATCCAACTTCCCCACTTTCCACGGCCCGGGCGTAAATCTGTATTCGCTCATGCCGTCTCCTCCCCGGCCTCGACCAGATTGCCCTCTTCATCCTCGACCGCCTCGATCTGGTCAAGGTCGCCCTCCTCGCATTCCGGGCACGCGGCTTCGGCAATCTTGGACGCAAACTTGTTGCAGTCGGGACACTGATGCGATTCGCCGTTCAGCGAATTGTTCCGGCTGAAGACAGTGCCGCAGTTGTTGCACTCGTACAGTGGGTTCCCGGGATCAACCGCCTCCTCACGAACCAGCTCCTCACAACTCTGACACTTGTAGGCCGTGATCGTTTCTTCGCTCATCTCAATACTCTCCATGCTCTCGCCCATCGGCTCCAACGTAGGTCGGAAACTCCGGGCGCTCTGGCGGCTCGACGCCTTTCAGCGCCAGTCGCTTGAGGCGTCGGTCGTCCACGGCGGTCAACTCACACCCGGACGCATGGGTCACTAGGACCCGCTTGCTGTTTACTCGCAGATACGGCCGACCACAGATTGGGCATTCCATCTCACTCCACTCCATCCATCGGGCCGAGGTGCCCGCTTCCGGGGTCGACTCGCGTCGGCCCCGGCCTGCCGGAACCCCGGTCAGTCGTTGAACACGACCAGCGTGTGCCCTAGCAACGACCGATACACCGTCTTGAACTCATCGCGGGTCTGAAGCAGGAACACCACCGAGATGTTCGCCGCTCGCAGGACGATCCGGCTCGGCCATTGCCCAACATTCAATCCGATGTTGGACGCCTCGGTCGAATACTCAGTGCCCCGAAGAAACACATCTTTCCGGGCAACATCCCACGTTCCACTGCTTCCAAGTTTGCCCATCTCAGCTTCCCTTCCGTCAGCTAACGCTGACCCACTTCATGCACGTCTGGAGCAGGTGATCGTAGTCACCGCCCGTCGCCTCCGAAAAGAAGGCACTGATCTCCGCGGCCGGGACATGGGCATGCTTCATCGCCCGCTGCACCGTTCCGAGGACGGCGAAGGCATTTCCATCGCCTCCCACCAATTCAACTTCGATCTCCGGATACTTCGGTTCGCTCATCGGTCCTATCTCCTTTCATCCTAGGATAAGCCTAGCAGGTTGGCCGGGGTTTGTCAATGAGTAATGTAATGGTAGGAGCTTGGGGCGATTTGGGGATGCTAAGGGTCGTCGGGAGCTGGTAGAAAAAGGTCTAAATGGGGCCTTTGCGGGCCGGAATTGAGTTTTGGGTATTGGGATAGGTGGAAGTGCCAAATGGCTCGTTGTAGGCTCAGATAAACAGTGAGGCCCCGATTGCCGGTCGGGGCCTCACGCACTAAGGAGGAGAGGAAGAACCGCGACTACGAATGACGGGCGCTGTCGCCGTATACGCCTTCTTTGATCCCGCGGTAGGCTTTCTGGCTGAACAGCCAGTTGATCGCCCACAGCAAGATCTGTTCCATGAACGGCGGGACGCTGGCAAGTCCACCCAGCGCCATCACAGATTGAGCCGTGAAAGCGAACAATCCGGTCAGTGCGATCGGGGTGAGCACCTTGATCCAGCGCGGGAACGTCGGCGCGTGCCATCCCGACCAGTTCTCCAGCAGGTACGCGATCACGTAGCCGGCCAACACGCCCGAGCCACCGCCCGAGATGATCCAGGCCAGCACTTCCTCAAGATCACTGAAGTCACCCTGCGTCGCTGCTATCAACATCACAGTCAGCGAAGCGATCAGCAACAGCACAAACCTCATCCTGATCATCATTCTATTAAGCATCTCATCTCCTTCCTGGCGACCGCAACCAAGAGTACACGGTCCACCCGATTATCAGTGACATTACACCAAACACCAACGCGATCGAGATTACGGCATCGTTGTCGGTCGCCCTCTCCTCAGGCGTCATGGTCGGAAACGGTGTCCTCGTCGATCTCGGCGTCGGAGTTGCTACAGCTGTAGCAACTCCGACCGGCTCGGGCCTCGGCTCCTCGATCAGGCCCAACAGATCTTGCTCGATCAGCCGGGGAACTGTCGGCTGGTGAAAACTGACCCACTCGCCTCGGATGCGCCATGAGTTGCCGGCTCGATACAGCAAGCGCGGCTCTCGGTATTCCTGCCAATACTCGTCGCGGGTCACGAACGTCACGCGGTCCAGAAACCACTGCCTCAGCTCGACCGGCTCTCCGGCCACGAATTCGGGCGGCAGCTTCGAAACCTCCACCCCGTCGATGCGCCACTTCAGAACCTTGTACCGGCTGTTGTACGGCTTGACCATTCCCCAGCGTAGCGCCGTCTCGTAGCCCAGCTCCGCGACTTCTCCCCGATGCACGATCGTCCCGTACAGATCGTTCCGCTGAGCACAATCCACGATCAGGAATGGCCCCTCCCACTCACGCTCCGGCCCGCGGATCCAAACGTCAAGTCCAATGTCTGCACAGGACAGCCCTGAGACACCATCCACGTATCCGTCAAGCGACAGACCTCTTGCACGGGCCGTACCCTCCATGACACCCGGCCCATAGAAGACGACCCCTCCGACGGCATAGGTTGGAGATCCAACGAACCAGCTCTCCAGCGTCGGCCAGCCCGGAACGAAGTCTCCATACCACCAATAGCCGTCCACCACGTCCGCGTCGTTGCATTCTTCGGACTCGGACTCATCGTGGCAGGCATAGGCGGTGTAATGCCCCGGCAGTTGTGGGAGAAGCGTCAGGATCAAGCTGGCGGCCGAGGCGACGGCGGCGCAGACCCATCGGCGCGTTCTCAGAACGCAAGGATTATCCGCTCACTCTCTCAGCCACGACCCGTACATCGGTACTATCAAGGACCAACGAACCCCTCTACGACGTTCATCAGCTCATGCCTTCCACTGGGGAAGTCCACTTTCTTACCGGCCACGTCCGTCACCCGGAAGTAAAACTCGTAACCCTTCTGTGTCAGCAGGAACTCGGTGCCGGCCGGCGACAGCGTGACCTTCCCATTCGGTGCATCGGTGATCGCAACGATTGGCGATCCATCGGTGCTCTTATACGTCGTCACCACGTCGTCCGACTTCCGTTTGACATGCAGCTCCAGAAGCCCGGCACCCGTGAGATTGACGGCCGTCTCCTCGCCCGTCACGCGATCCTTCGTTTTCAGCACGAAGACCAGCGGTGTAGTGATCTGCTCTCGAATCTCAACTAAGGCATGCGGCATCCCTCACCTCACAGATCGAACCACTTCAGTATACGGCGATCACTGTCCACAATCACTACCCGCACGTCGGTATCAAGCAACCCCACCATCCGGTCGGGCGTGAGCACGGTCAGTAGCGTCTCCTCGACCCCAATCGGCACGCCGACGACAGGAGCGACGATCTGGACTAAGAACTGCCGCGGCTCGACCGGATACGGACGCCCTCGCAGCATGTCGGGGTACGTCGGCTCCCAAGCCAGCGGCGGCACGGGCGCGGGGACGGGGATAACGAACGTGCCAAAGAAAGCAGTCTGCTCATAGGTCAGATAAGTCCGGGCGGCAATCCGATCGGGAAACTGGACGGAAACTGTTGGTGTGGGCGTGAACCCCGACCAAACGAACGCCGGTCTGAGCGCAGCACCAAGCACGCGACGGATGAACAGATAATTCGGGTACTCCGGCTCCCAACCAAGAGGCGGAACGGGCAGATTCGGAAGCCCACCTGTCCAGAACAACGCCTGCTGCTCATCGGTCGGATAGATCCGCCGTTGGAGCCTGTCCGGGTAGACGACAGTGACCGGGTTGACCGGCGCGGCCGGTGCGGGCGTAAACCCTGACCAGAACAGCTCTTGCTGATCAACGATCGACTTCCGGCTGTCAATCTTGACCGGATACTCAGGCTCCCAGCCGAGAGGCGGGACCGGTAGGTTGGGAAGCCCCGCAGTCCAGAACTCTGCCTGTTGATCGGCGGTCGGGTACGTGGGCCGAACCAGCCTAGACGGGTATTCCGGCTCCCATGAGAGAGGTGGAATGGGGAGGTTCGGCAGACCCGGAACCCAAAACTCGGCGGCCTGCTCACTGGCTAGGTACTGCGGTCGAACAAGCCGGGCCGGGTACTCGGGTTCCCAAGACAGCGGCGGGATAGGAAGGTTCCCAAGACCCGGGACCCAAAACTCCGCCTGCTGCTCCGCAGTCGGATACGTTGGGCGTGTGAGCCTGTCGGGATATTGAGATCCCCAAGACAGTTCTGGAACCGCGGGAGCGGCGGCTGGGGTGAAACTCGACCAGAAGAAGGCCGGGACGAGGGCGGCGTGAAGGATCTTGCGCGCGATCGTCTCGGGCCAGTAGCCCTGCCACGACGCGGAGGGGGGGACCGCAGGAACCGGGAGCGGTTCAGCGTAGCCCTGATACTGCGTGGGTTTGGGCATTATCTACCGGGGATCGGCCCCGAGGGGATCATCTTGGGGACCAGCAGATCCGTCCGATCGGGATATTCACCCTGCCAGGTCAGCGGATCTAACGCGGCCGCGGCGAACACCCGCTGCACCCGCTCAGGATTGATCGCCGCCTTATAGACCCGCTTCGGGTCCTCCACGAAGGTCGTGCCGGTATAGGTGCCGTCAAATGAGTTGTCGGTGTAGTCATTAGCAGTGGTCGGACTTCCAGCGTCCCATAGAATCCACTGTAGCTCCATGTACAGGTCTTGCGGAAGATAGAGTTTGTCCCGCAATTCGACATAGGTCAACCGCTCTTGGGTCGTCCAGGCCGCGGCCAACTTCTTCCAGAAGCGGGCGTAGGCGATGTCGCCGTCCCAGAACTCGGTGGGGGTGGCGACGCTGCTCGCCCCCACCGTGAAGTTGAGGGCATTGGTCGGGCTGCCCAGGAGGATGGAATTGGTCGGCCCGGCAAGGGTGGCATCCTTCCAGAGGTAGAGGTCGTCGTTCGCCGCTGCCACCGCATTCAGCACCCCGGTTCCGGCGTACCAGGTCCCGGCGACAAGGGCAGTTGCGTTCTCCACGATTACTACGTCTGTCCCATCGGCCACCCGGAATTCCAGCAGCTCGGTCGCATCCATCGCCAGGGTGTAGCCCGCCCCGGCACCGATGGCCCCCTTCTTATTGGCAATCCGACGCACCACGGTTGAAATCGCATCGAGCTTGAACAGCGACTGGATGGCACAGCTATCGGTGTCCACCAGATCGAGGGTTGCATCATCAGCACCCCGACGTATTCGATCATCTACCGCGTCGAAGTTCCGGCCCCCGCCCGCGATGGGGTGGGGCAAATCGAGCCGATAGCCACGGTCAATCAGGTCTGATAGCATGTCCCGACCCCGCTCGGTCCAGCCCCATTGCCGCAACCACTTCTTTCGGTCCCGGCGCATCTTAAGGTGAGCATCCTGCTCAAGATCAGGCGACCACTCGATTGAGGGAACCAGCAGTGTCCGATTACCAATCTGCTTGCGAAAGAATCTCATGTCGTCGTGTATTCGAGGACCATCCAGAGCAGTTGAGCCGCCGCCGCGAAGGTGTCGCCCGCGTCGGCCCCGATCCGCTGCACCCGCAGGTAAAGCAGGGAATTGGCCGCCCAGCCGGTCGTGGTCAGGACCTGGGTGTCGATGTTCACAATGTTGGCGGTCGCCGCCCCGTTAGCGAAGTTGGCCGCGTCGGTGTTGGCGAAGGCCGCATCCGAGGCCTCCAGATTGGCCCGTTCCAGATTCTCGAACGACCAGCGCACCGCGTTGGCCGTGGCCGAGTTGCCCCGCCAGGCGAAACGCAGCGTTCCTCCCGAGACCCAATCGCCAGGGATCGAAAGCAGAAAGTCGAAGTTCTCCGTAACCCCATCCGCATACTCGATGACCGGCTTGTCCTGGTTGGTGTCGTCGGCCCGCTTCCAAAGTGCCGGGCTGTCGCTGGGCGCGACGCCGGCATTCGGTGAAATGAAGATGTATCCGGTAGCCATCAGGCCTTCACCGTGTCAACGTACAGTGCCTCAGCATCCTCGGAGCAATGGTAGGACCTTTCGAAGTCGGGGTGCGGGCACAGGTGCAGGGCGACCTTGCTCGCGGCTTTCACCAAGGGGCTGGCGTCCACCTCGACCACGAACTGGTTCATCCAGTCCGCGGCGTCGGCCTGCAGGTTGAATTCCGCGTCGGCCGCGCAGCTCCAGCCGTCCTCCCCCTCGCTGGTCTCCAAGTCGGCCCGCCGGGTGTCCTTGAGCAGCAGCTTCCCCTCCATCGTCGTCCGGAGGCCGGCCGCGGTCGGCTCGGTGTCACATAGAACTTCAGCCGTCACGCGCCAGATCGCCATTCATCCATCGCTTTCCAGAGGACGGCTCTGCTCTCGGCCCGCGCGAGCTTTTTCTCAAAGGGATCACAGCGACCCCGGTCGGCGCAGGACCCGCAGACGTTCCTCATGCACACCCGACAGAAGCCCCCCGGGTCACGACTGACGAAGACCACCCGAGAGCAGTGGGCGCAGGTGATCGTGTCCCATTCCTGAGTAGGTCCATCAGGATCAGTGACGACCGCATAGCCCTGCGCCCGCAGGACCGTTTCCAGCTTCGACTTCACGACGCCCTAGTATTCTAGGACGTGAGCCAGCGCCGTCACTGCCACCAGTGCGCCCGCGGTCGGTGTGGCAATTCCGAACCCGTTCGACGCAGTGGCCGGAGCGATCAACTCCCCGCCCGGAGCGGCTACCCAGCGGAACGTCGCCCGCTGGTTCAACGGGATTGCGAGCTTGATCGCCGTGGCACCTCCCGCGCCGTTGGTCGTCGGAGCTTGATTAGCCACCAACGTCGAGGCCAACGTATCGCTCGCGTCCAACGTCGTCTGGGCTGGAGCCGTTCCGCCCGTGGCCGTGCCCGTCCGGGTGAGAACGTGCCACAGAAAGGCAAAGTCTCCCGGCGTGGCTTCCGATCCAACGATCAGCTCGTACAAACTGAAGCGCCGCATCGAGGCCGCCGCCGCGAGGACCGAACCCACGTCGAGCGTCGCGGAGGCCGTTCTCTGCATCTGAATTCCAAAACGTGCCATGTCTATTCTCTCCTTGGCTCATTGAGCCGTGTCATCATCAAGCGTAGCACAGCAAAGCAACATTCGATCACCCCATCTCACCCTCCTAGGCGCACGTACCGATCGTACAGCGCCATCGTCGCCGCAACATGGGCGTGAAACTCTCTCGGCTTCGGTGTCTCTATGACCACAATCCTTCCCCGCTCGGTTCGACGGTTCTTCTCCACATCGAGCGTCTTGAAGTTCGGCCCGAACGCATACACCGCGTCTTCTCTCGGGTGCTCCAGCTCTTTCAGACTCACGTGCCTGCCACGACCGTTGATGCACTCCTGCGGCAGAAAGTACAGCCACTCATGATCCAGAAACAACAGCTCGGCGTCCTCCAACCTCGTGAACCGATGCGCTCTCGCGATCGTCTTCCCCAACTCCTGCGCCGTGTGGTCAACGCAGATCACCTCGGCACTGAACGCTTCCGCCAGACCGGACCACACACTCATTGTCGTGATCGGTTCGACAAGCGGGCCGCCCACCTCCTCCAGATGATACAGCAAAGCGATCATGCCGCCATCATCTCCGCGAAGTCTTCCCGGTCCACATACAGGAACCCGGCTGCCTTCGCCTCTTCAACATCGCCATTGTCGCTGACGTAGATCCGCACGGAAAACGGCCACCGCTCGCGGGCCTTCAGCAAATTGTCTCGCCGGGCCGGGCCGTCTATGAATTCATCCCAGCCCTTCGGCCTTGCCGTGCTCGGTGACACGATCACCACCTTCGAGCCGGCCAGCTCCAGCTTGACCAGCATCTCCTCGGTCACTTTCCCGTTGCTCGTCCACAACGTCCCATCCACGTCGAAAGCCAGCAACAACATCAGCCGCGTCTCGGACTCACGGCCTTGACAACCTGCTCGATTCCATCCCGCATCTCCTTGCCGAGTTCTTTCCCGATCTCCCGGGCCGCGGCCTCGCCCGCCTTACGCTGTTCCAAGAGCGTCCGATCGACCATGTGCTTCGGCCAGAGCAGACCCCGCACAATCGCACCTACCATCACCACCAAGATCACGATTACACCCATCGTGTTCACGACTGGCAGCCACGCGGCAATCTGATCAGGCGACATTTGACTCAACTCCTCATCTCTACGTTTCGTCCGCGATACGAATCAGTTCTTCGCCCTTGGCCTTCACCACCACACCAATGTCCCTGATCCGCTTGTCCAATGTAGGCGGAGCCGGCACATCACCCGGCCACGGGAAGTTCTTAATCGCCAGCAGCTGCTCCGCGTTGGCCTGCGGCAGATCCCACACGCTGACGCCTTCGCAGCCTAGATCAACCGCCTTCTGAAAGAACAGCCTCAGTTGCGTTCCGGTCGCCGTCCACGGCCCGGCCGCCACGTAGGTCGGGGCAACCGGACAGAACGGCAGGACGCGAACACCATCGTACTGAGCCTTGCACGTTGCCAGTTGGACCGCTCCGCCGTCTTCGCGTCTATCCCCTAGGAAGTAGACCTGCGGTGCCCATCCCTCTTGATACGGGGCGAATGCGTCAACCGGGAAGTTTTGCTGATACGTCTTCGGGAATCGGTAGCTGCACAGCAAATGCCGAACGGTCGGAAGCGAGCTTTCGAACCCAATCATGTAGCCCTGTGCCACCTGCTCCATGCCCACCCGGTTGTACTCGCCTTCGGCGTCGATCAGGAACTCGTCAATCACATACCGCTGACACAAAGCTGCGGCCACCTGTCCTTCTTCAGTCGCGATCGCTACCGACTTGCTGAACACGCCAGCGACATAGCGGCCACCGTACGTCCAACCCCAGCCAGTCACACCGATGCCCGCGGACCTAAGCGCACCGATCGTGCCTGCCAATAGATCGGCGTTTTGATTCGGCAGGACGCCCTCCCACTTCTCCTGCCGACCGTCCACAATCTTGATGCTGACGTGACTCAGGCCAAGCTCCTTTGCATGCAGAGCTTGCTGCTGCGGATCGCCATTCTTCCACGACCGCAGCCTCCACACCATTGCACCCTTGCCTTTTGCCATCTGCCCTCCTAAGCCGGAGCCACCGGCCCGGCCCAAAATTGTTGACTGGCAACCTGAACAGCGTCTTCACCCTCAACATCTGGCGGAAATCCTCGATACCACGATGACGGCGGAACTGCTCCCTGTCCACTCAGAAACGCATTGACCACGAACAGATAATCCAGAATATTCACCGAATTGTCGGGCACGCACAGCACATCCGCCCTTGACATCGTGACCGGCACGAGGTTCGACCCCAAGAACACATTGACGACCAGCTGAACGTCCAGAACGTCCACCTTCGTGTCGTCGTTTATGTCGCCGGCCATCGGCATGGCTAACCCAACAGCCTCTCGTCCACCAGCTCACGCTGAGCTAAGTACACATCGAGCGTGTTCGGCAACCCGACCGTGATGCTGCACAGCTGCTCTTGGTCAATGTACGTCGTCTTCGTCACCAAGAACACTAGGTCGTTGGTCTGAGCGTTCGGGTCGCGGATGAAGTTCCGCATCAGCAACCGCTTGCCGGCTCGGATCTCGGCGGCCGGAATACGCTCACGGCCTCTGCCATTCACGTACTCGATCACGTTGATTGGCGACCGGACGTTCCAGACAGCCTCCTTGTGCGCCTTCAAGAACCGTCTCCCGAAATTGACGGCACCGGTCTGACTGGCGAACCCGGCTGGCAATCGGTAGTGCCGCTGCCCGTACTTCAGAATGCTGGCATCGTCTTTCAGGTTTGCATCCACGTCCGGCGTCACGAAGGCCGGGAACCCTCGATCATCGCGGTACTCGACGATGATCCAATTCCAGACCGCGTTCTCGTCGGAGCCAATGAAACCCTCCGCCAGCTGCAGCCCCGGATCGAGGTTCGGGTCGTCCAGCGACACTTCGTAGTCATAGCCTGCCGCCAGATCCGGGTACGGCTCCGCAAACATCTTCGGCTTCTGATCGCTCGCCAAGTGGGACCCCAAGATCCCGACTGCCCACCGTCGCTGCGTGCTGTCTCCATACGAAGCAGCCTCGATCAGCATGTCCGCGATCGTCGCGTACCGCTCGTTGATAAACGGCTTCAGGCTCAGCGTGTTGCTCTGAATCAGGTCTTCGTCCGAGCTGAGGTCTGCCAGTTCCCCACGCATGTCCCTGACTATCTCGGTCAGGTTGACCGTTCCATAGCCACCTGTCGGCGTGTGGTTCATTCTGGCATACACGGTAATCAGAAACAACTTCGACCAAATGTTCGCCGCGGCCGGCGAGGTCTGCGCCACCGAGGAGGTCAGAAAGAAGTCGATCCCCGGTGTGCCCGGCGCTGGGCTGATGCTCACTCCCGTTTCGGTGCCGGTCGTGCTTCTCGACCACAACGAGGTTTCCAGCGCATCGGCCGTCTGCAGCTTCGTCGTCCACGACTGCGCCCCCTCGTTGAAATCGGCGTCAAACTCCATCCGGGCCATTTCTTCACCGGGCGGCTCCAGATACCGAATGCGAATCCGGTCGTTCATTCCCCAGTTCACCCCGGCCTGCGGCATGATCTGGAGTAGATTACGGTTGTTCTCGGTGTCAAACCGCGTGATGTTGACTGTATCCACCACCTCATCTATGCCACTCTTTTCCTGCCACATATCGGGGCTGGTCCGCTTGTCAGCGTACAGCCGGCTGATGCGACGGGAGGCCAACAGGCCACCCCAGTAGCCGACCACCGCGATCTCAATTCCTTGCCCTGACGCCTGCAGTGCCCGTTCGAGGTCCGAGATAATCCCCTCGAACACGACTGCCTGACCATTCAAAATGCGGACCCGTTGCGCCCCTCGCAACAGCCATGAAGCCACGATCTCCCGAGCGAGAAACATCGTCGCTGTCAGATACAACCCGCCCGGATAGCCGGTCGAGAACTCGATGCCCTCAGCCCGCGGCAGCTCACCATTCACATCAAAGATCGGCAGCGCCAAGCTGCTCACCCGGAAATTGTCGAACCGGCTGTCAGTCACCACGTTCCACTGCCAGAGGCCGAACCGCACCGCCGTTGGATTGAACGCAGCACTGTTCCACTCGATCTGCTTGACCCCATCCACGTACACCGAGATCAGCGTGGCGATGCACGTCACCTTCAGCTTGTAGGTCGTGCTCGGTGCCACCACAAAGGTTCGGGTAACTTTGTCCGTACGAACTCCTGCGCTGATCTCGGTGATCCGCACAATGTCGGCTGCGCTGCCCAGAAAGCATTCGATCCCCGTGTCGTTCGCTGACGACCGCACGAACAGTCCGCCGAATGTATCCGCTCCAGCCCCCATCGTGACATCCGCCTCGACAACCACGTCGCTTTTGCCTGCGTCGATGCTGATGTTATTCTGCGAACCGCCGCCCGAAAGTAGCCGGGCCTGATTGCCGAGCAACTCAAAGACCGAGACACCAGCGTTTCCCCACGCATTCGACCCCGGCCTCTTATCCGGCACGTGGCTGGGCAATGTCGTGGCGTCCACACCGGTAAAGGTGTCAAGCACCAGCAGCGTGTCACCCGGGAACGCCTCCACCCGTAGGTCATTCTTCCGCACCTACAGCACTCCCCAGCGCGGCGTCACAAACACGTCGGTGAAATCCATCTTCTCGTCGTCCACCTGCACTTCCAAGCCATCAATTCCCATGAGCGTCTGCAAGATGTTCAGCTTGTCCGGCCACAGCTCAACGATGTCGCCGGTCAACCGGTCAATCGTCAAGATTGAATCGTCCGTATTCAGCCGAGTTGAAACCCGGCTTTCCTTCACGCGGGGGCCTTCGGTCGTGCTCAGAGACGCTACGATCTGCGCCAGCGGCCGCGGCATGATTTGGTAGAAGTCCAAACTCACCACCGCCGACCCGGACCCCCGCTTCAACACCAGGTCGATCCGCACCTCTTTGTCGATGCGAAAGTCGGCGTAATCCATCACCAGCTCCGAATAGCTCCACACTGGAATCGGGCCGAGCACGAACAGGCGATAGGTTGCATCCGCCGCGAGGCTTCGGAACTCAGTCTCGTACAGTGTGAGGCCCCGCTCAATTCGGATCTTCGCCTGCAGACCCGTTCCGGCATCTTTCAACCTCGCTAACAAGTAGATGTCTTTGCCGCCAACGAACTCATACGACTGCACCTGCGTCGGCTGAATCACGTTCTCGGCCGTCGTGACCGTAAACTCCTGCACGGCATCCCCGCAGGCAGAGGTATCGGCCGTGCCGCTGAAGTCGAAGAAGATCGAGTTGCTCGGCGGAACCCACTTATCGACCAGCGAGTTTGAAATCCAGATGTTCTTCGCGCCTGACCAGATCGTGACCGGCTGCAGCTTCAGCTCCACCAGCGCAGGCGCGGATCCAGCGATCCCGCCCGCTACAGCATGATTGGTGCTCGTTGAGTCCAGACAGTTTTCAACTCTGCCTAGCCCGGTCTTCGTCCACACCCACGGAATCGGCATCAGACGACGGTTGTTCTCAACCTCTTTGAGCAGATTGGTGTAGTCGGCCGTGATCTGCGCGGGTGTCATGGCGACGTCGAACGTCGTGAAATCCATGTACGTCCCGCCCGTGCTTCCAAAGCCACTGCCACTCGTCCCAATCTTGATCTTCGGAGCTGTTTCGCTGAACGGCGTATACGAGCTTCCGCTAGCGATCTCCGCCGCGGCTCGGTACATCTTCAAGAACCCCGGCCCCCACGTGAAATGCAGCACCAAGATCTCCCCGGCCGCAAAGTCCTGCACCGGGCTGGTAATCACCGCGGTACCGTCCGAGAACTGAAACGTGTCGCTGGTCAGCGACATATAGGCGTGATGGCGAACCACATCCGACAGGAAGAAGAACCGGTTCACCGGTGCGCCCGGATAATCCGCGAACGCGAACGGAGCCTTCCACACCACCCGGATCGTGCCCTGCGCCCGGTCCAGCGCATGTCGCAATAGTATGTCCCTTGGGATCTCGATCTCGGCCCCCGTTCGGCTAGTTGTGGAAGCCCCGGCCGTTCCGGTCCACGCACAGCCAAGCATGTCTCCATGCGCCAACGGCGTCGGGTACACCAACTCCTCGAGCTGAAACCCATCCGTATAGACCGTGCGGCTATTCTTCACAATCACGCCCGTGGTGACTGCTGACGCGATCCCAGTGACAGAAGCCACCATCCTGTACCAGCCGTTGCCCTGTGCGATATAGGCGGTCGTCAGCTCGATCGCGTTGTAATAAAGCGCCGCATCCGCACTCGTCGGGACACCCGCATCGGGCAGCCGGACGTAGGCACTTAGCACATGGGCATTCGTATTCCCAGCGTTGATCGACTGCGTGTACGTGTTGAGGGTGGCTGCCTTGGCGGTCAACTTCACGCTGACCTTGCCGAACAGGATGAACTCCGGGTCGTCGTTGCGATCACGGATGATGTTGGTGCCGACGGTCCAACCCGTGTCGAACGCCGTCGCATCCACGAACACCGGGTTCGTCATTTTGTTGGTAATCGCTTCTGGAATCATCGTACCGCGGCTCAGGCCATCGACCGTGCCGATCGTGTCTTCCAAGAGTCCGCCCTTCGCCAGACACGCCTTCTGCACTAATCCCAACGCGTACGGGCTGATCGTCAAAAGCATCGGGACCCGCAGCTTCTTGGCCCGCAGATCAGGAATCGTGTAGCCGGGGACCGGACCTACCACGGCCTCCACAATGCGGTATCGTGACATCGCCCCGAACTGCCCCCACCTTGGCTCAAAGCCGAGATCCGAATGCCCGCCCAGCGCCAGATACAACGGCGTCTCGTCCGTCGTGTACGACAGGAACGTGTCCAGCCGGCGAATTGCGTGCCGGACCTCGGCCTCGCTGTCTCCGGCGACCACAATACTGAAGCTCAACGTGGCGTTCACCGCCCGCCACATAAACGGCCGATCACCACTGTAGCGGTTGATCAGGTTGCCACGGGCCAGCTGTGTCTGCCGCTCAATTACCGGCAGGTCTAGGTCAATGCCGACGAAATACGGTCCGGCTGTCAGACTCATCACTTGCTGGCCGTGCTCCAGCTGCGCCCGGATGCCGGTTGTCATATCCCGACTGTTCCTGCACCCGAGGCCCGAGCCTCACGCGTTCGCTTGGCTGCCTCGGTCATAAACTCGTCGAATAGCTGCCGTCCGTTCATCCCCTGCGGCACGTTGAAGTGGACATCGCCAATCGTGACCGGGCCACCGAAGCCAGACATGCCACTGGCCTGCCCCATTGACTGCGGCACTGTGCTCATGCTCATCGCAAGGTCAGGGATGCCGGTCTGAGCCACTCTCTTCAGCGCGTCGTTGATCCCCAACAGCGACATCTCAAACGGCGAAGGCGACTTTCCTAGGAACGATGACGGCACCTTAATCCCGCTGATCTTGTCGGCCAAGGTGCCCAACCAACCGACTACTTTCTTCACAATGTCGATGATTCCGCCGAAACCGTCCGTGACGGGCGTGATCACATTGTCGAGCAACCACAGGAGCGCCGGTCCAAGCGTGTTCTTGGCTGTCAGGCCCAGCTCCTCGAACACAGGCCCAAGTTTCTCCGCCAACCACTCCCACACCTTCTTTAGTGCGGGCTGCAGGACGTTTTCCCAAAGAGCTGACAGGATCTCGATCTCCTTCTTCAGCAAGGCCATTGACACCCCAACCAGTCCCTCGATAACCGGCACCAGCACGTTCTTGATCAGCCCAGCCCAAAACTCGAAGATCGGCTTCAACCGCGTCTCCCACACCATCTTCAGGAAGTCGATCGCCTTCGGAATGTTGATCTGCAACCAAGTCGAAATCTCCTCAAACGCCGTCTTCAGGAATCCCCATACCTCAGCTGTCTTCTCTCGGATGCCGCCCCAGTTGCCGGCCCATGCTGCTCCAAGAAGAGCCGCCACTGCAATGATCGCTCCAACTGGAGTCACCAGCGAGGCAATCGCACCCACGATGCCAGCGATCGCCGCGACGATACCGCCTGCAACAAGCGCCCCACCAATCGCCAGAAGCGCCCCTTCGATCTCCTCCGAATGCTCCGACAGAAAACGCATCGCCTGCGGAAGGAAGTCCTCCAACCACTCTCGAAAGTCCTCAAACGCCGGCTTCAGCGTCGTCTCCCAAAACAGCCGCACCTTGTCCAGCGCGGGGATCAAGTTCTTCTCCCACGTGTCCCTCAGGAAATCAATGGCGATCGGCACCTTCTCCTTTAGCCAATCCACCATCGTCTGCAAGGCCGGAACGAGCTTCTGTTCGAGGAAGGCTGGGAGCTTCTCGCCCAACGAGTCAATGAGCGGCTTGGCACCCTTCACCAGATCTTCGATGAACGGTATGAGCGCATTCCCAATCGTTTGCGCGTTTGCTAGCAGATGTGCCTTCAGGATGGTCAGACGCCCCGACAACGTATCTGCCATCCGTGCGGCCGTCCCTCCGATCGTTCCGGCCAGCGCCTCCATCAACAGCTTCTGCGCCTTCGCTATCTGGCCCGATTCCACCAGCCTGTCAATCCGCTCCTTTTCTTTCTCGTCCAGAACGATACCGGCTGCGATGAGGGCGCGCATTCCCTCGCCCGGGAGTTCGAGCGCACGTCCCAAGAGCTTCGCCGCTGAAGCGGCGTCGATCCCGAGGGCAGCCGCCAGATCCAACGTCGTCTTCAGCGCCGGCTCAAACGCATCTCCACGTAGGTTGCTATACCGTAGCAAGATCGTCTCGGCGGCCAAGACCGCCTCATTACTCCCCTTGGCAAGGTCCCGGTACGACATCGCCAAGTCCTGGGCCTGTTGGGACGTGATCTTTGTCGTATCGCCTACGGCCGCCAGCACTGCCTCCAGTGCTGCAACCGCGTTTTCCCCTGCGATCGCCTCCTTCAAAGCGATCACACCAATTCCGGTGACAGCACCAGCAAGCAGGGCTACCCCACCGAGGGCAACCTTGGCTGCAATCGCTCCGAACCCAAGCACGGCATTCCCAATCGACAGAAACCCACCGCCGATCGAGCTTGTGGCTCGGCTGGCGAGGTCCAGCGCGCCGCTCAGCCCGGCGCGAAAGTGGCTGGTATCAGCTTCGAGCCGAATCGCCAGCGTCGCTATCGTTGCCACGTTGCGGCCTCAGATCCTTCCCACCAAAAGCACGGTTCAGCACCTCAACCAGCGCCAGCTGCTGCTCCCACGGCTGCGGCTCGATCTCCCGGCCAAACTTCGGCATGAAATCGTCCGGCTTATACGGTTTGCGTTTCTTGGGGTCGCGGAACGCATTGGCGACTGTGCTTGCCACGATTGCAGAGCGGAAGTCAGCACGGTCCTCGCCAAACGGTTCGACCATTTCGTAGGCCAACCACTCCGCGAAGTCATAGCTGGAGAGGTCGGCCTGTAAGTGCCGAGGGTGAGGGTAGCCTAACCTGAGCGCGAGTCGGAACCAGAATCGCCGTTCAGGTTGGCTCCTGAGTTTTTTGCCAGCTCCTCCACGTCCTCACGGCTGATCCCCGAGAGACGAGAGGCGACTGTGAACACCCGGTCCAAGCCGGCCGCGCTCTTGCCGCCTAGCGCCGCCACGTCCGACTCAGTGAACATGCGCTTGCCGGCCTCATCAACGACCGTCCAAGAACAGAGCTTGGCTCGCATCTGCCGGGTATTCAGCTGGACATTGCGCCCATTCTGCCTCAAGACGCTGTTCTCAAACTCGTCCCGCTCGGAGCCGGTCATGCTCTTCACCATGACCGCGCCGCCCCATTCGGGAACCTCTACCCTCTCGATCTTCAGGTCCTTGGCCCCTAGAATGGCCTCCCTCGTCAACAGTGAGGTTTCTACCTGCGGTTTTCCCATGACTCCTCCTCGCTCAGATTACACCAACGTCGGCTGTCCGCTGATCTTGCAGGTCACGCTCGCGCCCAGCTTGTCGTCATGCGGCGCACTCGGCTCAAACCCCGTGACCAATGCGGCAAAGTTCCATGTCGTCGCTCCTGCGTTGGGAAAGATCAGCTTGAAATTCCGCAACGTCCGGTTCTCCATGTCGTTGATCAACCCGGTCGAGGCGTTGTGCGTCGCATGGGTCGGAATGTAGTTCAGGTCAAAGGTGACCTCACCCGAGCGCAGGATCGTTCCAACGTGTTCCTCCCAAGCCCCGGGGGATTGGTGATGGGTCATGTCGGCCGTGTCCATCGACAGGCCGGGACCGCTGATGTTCGTGATCTCAGCAATCGTCGTGAAGACCTCAGGCCCACCACCGTCACCAATCTGGAGCTGCGTACCGTAACCAGCAACACCTTGTGTCATAGCATCGGCTCCTTATGCCCGGCCTTAGAGCGCCGGCAGCGAGATCACCGCGAACTGGATCGCCACGTTGCTCGCCTCAAAGTACAGCCTACCATCCGTCTGCTTCCAGCCCACGACATCCAGTGGGCCAAACATACGTTCCGCTCCCGCCGCGACGCTCTCCGCCGTGATGTCCTTCGTCCGGTTGTACGGATCATTGACGCTGTTGATCGTCACGGTGAACGGGCTACCTCCTGTGTTCTTCGCCAGCAGTAACTCGCGACCTGTCAGCGTGAACTGCTCCTTGTTCGTCACGTCTGCGGCCAAGAAAGTGACTACCGCGCCCGCGGCAGGCCACTTCCCCGGAGCCGCTTGCGCCGTGTGATTCTGTCGTGCCATTGTCTACTCCTTCGCTCCTAGTCTCTGGAGCAACGATTTCCGCCGCTTGCCTGCCTTCTCGGATTTGATTACCAGCTCCGCCTCCAGCTCGCCTTTCTCGACCAGCTCCAATATCTGCTCGGTCGTCAATTCACTCACGTCGATTCCCTCGGACAGCAGCTCGGCTTCCGTTTCAACGACCTGCTCCAGCGGCATGCCCGGTTCGATCACTCCACCGAACTTCGTCGCCACTGGCAGGAACGAAGTCGCCGCAGGATTCGCCGGCCGGAAGTGCGCCGACACCAGATGGGAGACCATTGTCGCTTGGCCTTCCAGCGTGTTGAACGGACACACGATGCACTGCAACATCTCGATCCCCTTCCAACTTTGGACGGTATAGTGTTCTGCCGGCTCGTTCATGCAATGGCCTCCTGATGCCACAGGATCGCATCCACAATGACCCGATGCTGCTGTGTCACTGTGTCGAAGTCATCCCTGTCGTCTTCCACGAAAGCCGCCTGAACGCTCACTTCCCCCATCGTGCCCCGAAACCCATCTAATGCAAATCGCAACTGATCAGCAACGGTCTTGGCATCCGAGTACCGATCGCCCCACACATTGAACTGATACCTCGGATGCGCCAGCTCACTCGGGCCGCTGTGCGAACGGATGCGCGGCCCCGACACGCGCTGATAGCTGATCGCCGGCAACTGCACTCCCTCCGGCAACTGCTGCGGATAGATCCGCGACCCAACCAACGCTTGCAACCCGGCGTAGGCCGACAGATACGTGACGAACGCCAGCTCAATCCTAGGCACCGAACAGCTTCCTCGTCTCGGCCGCCGCCGCGTCCTCGATTACCCGCGTTGCGTGCCCTCCGTCTTCGTCAAACGTCGGGCGCATGTACGGTCGCGCAGGTATTCTGATCGTCAAGTGGCTCTTTCGGGTCAACGCCAACCCTCGCCACATCGGATTTCCGGTCTTCTCAAACATGTGCCACGCGAACCCTCGCATTCTCGGCGTCACCTTCGGGTGCGTGACACCGCCGAACTCATGGATTGCCGCGTACACGACACCCCGCGGCCCCACCACGACCGCCACTCCTTTTCCGCCCACGTCGGGTTCAGCGATCGTGCTGTCCCGCAGGTTCCCCGTGTCAATCAGCCCTTGTTGCGTGATCCTCTGCTTCGCACCTCGCTCCAACACCTTCCCGCCCTGCATCAGAATGTCGAGCTGCCCTTTTTCGTCGAACGCCCTCAGCAGCCGGCCGAAGTTTTTCTTCATCTCGCCCAGCCCGCTGACAATCTGACTCATTCAACCCGTTCCACTTCCAGAGCGACCAGCCGCTGCTTTCGATGATCACGCCGCGGCATCACGGCCATAACATCGAACGGTCCCTTCGTTGCGTCGTCTTCGAGCCTGACCAGCGAGATCCGATCTTTCGTGTTCACGTCCACGCCGGCCGGAACGATCAGCTGGTACGTCTCCAAGATCTGCCGACCGATGCCCGACGCGGCGAGCCGCTCCGTTCTGGTGATCAGCCGGCAGGTCAGCTCCGGGTACGTCGTGCTGTAAACCGGAGCCTCTTCACCATAACCGTCCTGTCCAGCCTGAACGACCCTCTGAATCGTGCATCGGTGAATCAGGAACCGCCTCAACGTCATGTCGTGACTTTTCCATCGACGCCCCAAACATCAAACCGCGCCCGCTTCAGCCCGGCCGAGGCCAATGTTCCGGTCTTGTCCATCGTCATCGCCGTCTGACCGTAGAACGTTGCCTCAAAGTGCATACCGGTCTGACCTTGATAACTGACGGTGTACTCAGACCCGATGCTCTCCGACGCCGCCCGCTGGTCCCACAGCGTCGCCAAGTGCGCCGAGACATACAGCTCGATCTGATCCAGCGTCGTCTGACCCAGCCCGGACGATGCAAGCTGATCTTCAACAATCCGATGGGCACCGTTGATGAACGCGTTCAGGTGCCCATCGTCTAGGTCGGTGTCAAAGATGTCCCTTACGTCGTTCGGATCGACGCGAGCATCCGGATCTATCGTCGCCACGGTTTACTCAGTCGCGGCTTTCGCAGACCTCTTGCCAGACCCCTTCCGCTTGCCTTTCCTCTTCTTCGGGGCCGGGGCCTCGGACGCGGCCGGTTCGCCCGCAGCAGCCTCACTTTTGGACTCACCCTCGGAAGCCTCCGGAGCGGCAGCTGCCGATTTCTTCCTCGAGTCCAACATCTCCAGCTTGTCACCGAAGGCCGCGATCTCAGCCTCGCTGACATCCACGACTTCACCGGCCTCGTAGTTCTTGATCTCGCCGCCCTCGTTGCGCGAGAGATCAGTCAACAGCCTTGCTGTCTTGCCCATTACGGTTCTCCCTCTCAGGGGCCTAGATGCCCGTGGCGTGAACGATCCCGCTCTTGCCCGCCGCGTCCGACTTGACCCGCGGCACCATTGCGGCCATGACCTTGAATCGACCGACCATGCCGCCCATTTCGTTCCACTCGACGGTCACGATTTGCTGAGCGATCGCCAGATCAACCACGTCGCTTTGCAGCGAGCACAGGACGGCGGCCCCAGCCGCCAACCGATCGGAGGGCTTGAAGAAGCTCAGCATCGGCAGGTTTTCCAACACCCGGCGAATACCGCTCTGGCCCGAGCCATCGGTATGCACGGCACGCGCCTCGCCGTACTGCGTGCGGGCCACGTACAACCCGTACGGACCAAAGTACCCGTCCGCCTCGGCCTTCGAGATCATGCCGTTCACGTCGAGGTACACGTTGGTCAACGTGCCCCAGTCGGCTCCCGTGTGCAGGTTTCGATCGGGATGGTTGGTGAAGCCGTACACCGTGTAACCACCGGTCGTGATGGCAACCCCATTCACCACCATGTCTTCCAGCGCGTCTCGCACCTTCCGGGCTGCGACCTGCGCCGAGGTCGTGTCGAGGCTGTCACCCAACCGCCGCGAGGCTTCGAGCCGCCGAATGTTGATCCGGTAATCCTTGTGCGTGATGGGCACCGGAACACCGGTCAGCGTGAACCCCGGCGTATCTTCCTCGCCGCCAGTTTCGCCACCCATATCGACGTTCGCCGCACTCATGTCCTGCAACTTCTCGAACTCGCTGATCAGCGTGCCCAAGCCGCCGAGCGGGTGCGTCAGGCCGGCCGCCTGAAGATCCGCGATGACGTTCAGCTGCTCACGGGCGACGTCGATCACCGCCGTGTCCAGCTCTTTCCACTCGTCCTTGCGAAGCAGCGCGTTGGTCCGAATCGAGGCAACCTTCAAGCCGCCAGCAAGAAACCGCGCAGGCGCTCCCCCGAAAAACGAGGCTGCCTGCGTCACCAATGCGTTCGGATTCTGTGCCATTGCCTATCTCTCCTTATCTCGATTTCAAGCTCAGGCGATACGGACCCGAGTCCGCTCAGCCGACCCACCCACCGTCTTCGCCTCTTCCGAATACGCGATGATCCTGCCGGTGGTAAAGATCTCCAAGTTCCCAGACCCACCCGACTGCAACGCGGTCCCAACCACCAGTACCGCGGCAGCCTCGACCCACGCGTTGATCAACGCACCCACGCTGGGAAAAACGAAACGCACCCGGTCGCCCGAGGCATACGCGTCGAGAATACCCTTGCCTTCGTCCGAATTCTCGACCGCGAACATGATCGGGGCCGATGTGTCCGCCGCGGTTGCGTTGACCACGACGTTTGTAGTGCTGTAGTCAATCAGATGCCCCGGCGTGATCGCGCCTCCAGCTGGCCGCTCTGCGTAGAGCACATCACCCGCCAAAACCACAACGTTTGCCATGTCAGTCTCCTAGTCGATGGCAGCGGTTAGCCCGCGCCGTCGTCTCTCCAACCGCGCTTCACGAAATCCATCTTCGGCGGTTCATTCTCGTCAACCTTCGGCGCGCGCGGGAACGTCCGACCGACGAAGTACGACGGGGCCAGCGATCGGGTCAACTTCTCCAGATGCTGCACCGTCATTCCCTTCAGCTCATCGTCGGTGAACTCGTTCCCCGTGCTGGCCTTGATCGCCACGATGAACTCCGCCTTGGCCGCGTCTTCCTCGGCCTTCTGATTGGCCGACATGCCGGCAACGGCGGTTCCAATTCCCTCCAGCTTGGTCGCAAACGGCACAAACCAAGCGGGCACAGCCTCCAGCTCTTTCTTCTTCCGATCGGCCTCCTCTGCGGCCGCCTTCACGTCCGCCGCGGTCTTAGCGTCAGCCTCCGCCTTCAGCTTGGCCGCATCCGCGTCGGCCTTGATCTTGACCTCGGCTTCTGCCTTCTGCCGAGCGGCCTTCGCCTCTGGCGTTTCATCATCTTCGGGAGCCGCCAGACTTGCATCGAGCGCCTGAAGGTCCTTGATCTCCCAAGCCTCCAGCGTCGCCGGCTCAAACTTGCACCGCTTGTTGGCGACGAGCTTCGCAATCAACTCTTTCTTTTCCACTGCTTTGCCTCCTATGGCAGCGTTGGCGATGAATTCGCCCAACGTCTCAAACGCCTTCACGATTTCCTTGCCATTCACACTGCTGCCCTCCTCTCGATCTTCATTCGTTCGTGGGATTCCGCACCCGTCCTTCCAAGAACACGCTCCCTCCTCATCCAGCAAGATCGCGGCGTGGTCTGGCCGAATGTTCCGCACAATCCCCGAGAACTCCTTGCCCTCAAACTCGCCGCTCTCATCTTCGAGGTCAGAGAAATACGCGGCCGACACGTCGATTTGCTGTCCACCATGCAGTCGATCCACCACCTCCTGAGCATCGCCGCCCATGACGGTCACGCGGTTCAGGTCGATCCACGCCTCCGCCCTCAGTCGCTTCCCATTGAAATCGGCGTTGTACAGACGACCGATCGTGAACTGTGCCTCGTTCTCAGGATCGTTGGCGCTGACATCATGGCCGTTCTTCTGCGGATGGCCGAGCGTGACCGGTATCCCATCCCACGTCTCGACGTAGCGGCCAATCTCTTTCGCCGGCACTAGCAGATCATTCAGCACTCCCTCACGGATCAGCACCAGCGGGACCACCAGCCACTCCCGTCCCAAGTGCTTCACCTGCTGGAACTGTGCGGTCTGCTCAACCGCGAAACGCTGTGTCTTCATCTGCGACACAACGCCGTTGGCATTCTGAAACGCGAACCCCTCACACTTGTTGGTGTTCGGACTGGTAATCCGCGTGTCGCCCGCCATGCACCGGCTGAACGCGCTGTTCCAAACCGACACCCACTGCCGACGCTGACGCTCAGGCAGGCGCTTGACATTTTCGGGCAGGCTCGGGTCGTTAGGTCCGCTGAATGGCATCTATCAAAAAAACAGCCACCGGGGTCACCGGTGGCAATCTCCGGGTTGCATGCCTGTACTACAGGTGCAGCCTGAACGTGCAACTAATAGCACATCTTCGGGATCATGTCAACTCGTAATCAGTCCTCCCGGCCGAGTTTCTGCTCGGGAAAGCAGCGTCTCGAACGGCACCTTCGGCGGTGTGAACAACTTGAACTTGCCGCACACATGACAGTGACATCCACCCTGCCGAATCAGGAAACGGCCATCATCGACGTAGACCGTGCCATCGCGTTCGACGAGCTGGCCGAGCACTGCGCCGCACGCATCGCACTCAAACGGGATTGATCGTCTCATCCCCGATGCCCCTCTCGCCGGAAGAAGCTGCGGACTCGATCAAACAAGCCCCGCTTAGGCGGCCTAACGGCCGGAGTCGCCGGTGCTTGCCGAAACAGGGGCAGAACCGGTCGGCCCTTGCGACTGCGACCTATCCGCTTCCGTTTCGGCCGGCTCACATCCTGCATATACTTCCGGCGCTGCATCCGCGGATGCTCAGACCTCGTTCGATACGACTGCATACACCCTCCTCTGGAAACCGAACAGCTCCTGTCCCAAGCCTTCGGGTATGACGGGCAGCCACGTGCAACGGCAGTGCGGATGGACAGGGATGATCCCCCGCGCCTTCTTGATCGTGAACACCTTGCCTTCGAGCGCCTCGCAGAGCGGACACACCAAATCATCCTGCGCGGTCAGAAACTCAGCCTTGCCCTCCACATCGGTCAAACCGAAGTCCTCGAACCGGTTCAGCGTTGCCTCTGAGTGCGCCCGCACTACCTCCGTGCGAGCCAACGTCAGCGCCCGACTCCGACCGATGCCATCCACCTGATCGCTCAGCCGCCTAGCCATTTCCTTCGGGCCAATGCCCTCCGCCATGCCCTGCACCAGCTGGCGGCCGATTGCCTGCGACATCGCTTCGGTGATGCCTTGCAGCTCCTCGAAGTTTCTACTGAACAACAGCCCGAGCGTCTCCGCATGCCGCGGAGCGTTGAACACCCCGAACAACTCCTGCGCTGGAATCCGCAACCCAGCTCGAACGAGTTTCTGATTGGCGCTCAGCACGCCCACTTCGTAGCTCGATCGGATATACACGTCCTGCCATGCCGCGTGCTTGACGACCCGCCGTCCCTTGCGTTCGATCACGCCCAACAGCTCCGAGTCCGTCGCCTGATCGAGCCAATCCATGAACGCCTCGGCCTTGGCCCCGCTGGTCGGGAAATCGAAACGCCGGGCTGGGCCTGTCCTGAACGCCAGCACAGCCTTGTCTCCGATGCCGAGGGCATCATTCGTTTCAATCGTCGTGCGAATCAGGGACTTGACAACCCGGAACCTGCGGCTGGCGTCGCGCATGTACCTGCGACGGAGCATAACGGTTCGGGTCGGATCAACCTGATGAACGAGCAGCGCCATCAGACCAGCCAAACTTGGATATGCGCCTCGAACGTATCCGCGACCCCCAGCACTGTGTCATTACTGAACGACAGACGAAATCCCTGTGCAACGACGAGACCCAGAATGCGAAACGCGACTACTGTGTTCGCCACGATCGCTAGGTTCGCACCCAGCTGCGAAATCCGAGCGATCGCATCACTGTCTGTCCACAGAATCCTCGGCTTCAGCGTCAACGCCGTCACCGTGGACGGGTGCTGCACCAACACCAGCAGCTCGTTATCCGGCTGGGGCGACACCCCGCTCGCAAGATCCGCATTCCGTTCTGTGTTAGCCGCCGCGCTGTTCGGCCAGCTCAACTTCCCGTCAAAGATCTTTTCTCCAATACTTATCGGCATGTCAGCCTCCTTCGGCCACAACAGGTAACTTCAGTTCCTCGAGAAATTCGACGCTCTCTGGCGTCTCCGGCGACTCCTCAACTTCTTCTTCGACCTCTTGATCTATGTCACGCGTGGCTCCGATCAACCGCGGCAGGTAGACCTCAATGAATTTCGCCGGGTCAATGATCAGATCCACGGCTCCGGGCGGGGCCACGGCCGCAATCGCCTGTGCCGCCAACGCTGCAACCGTAGTCTGGTCCTTCTCACTCAGCTCAAAGATTGGCTCCCACTCGATGCTGTACCCAGCCTCGTTCGTGGGCAACGGCAACGCACCCAGCCGGATCAGCCGATCAATGAACGGCCTCAACATCATTGGCTCCGCGAAGTTTTCTCGCCGGCTGGCAACCGACCCGGCCCATGTCGCCTGATCGGTCGTGCTTGCCAACTCACCGCGTTCGGCACCGATCAGAATCCGCTGCGGGATTCCGGTCGACCCGGCGATCAGCGCAAGAATGGATTCCATCATGCCCTTCGGGTCAACCGCTTCTCCGCCCTCGAACTCGGCCTCCATGCCCTCCAGCTCCAAGATACGGCGGAACCCATGAACGAACTCCTCGATCTTGTCCAGCGTGACCTTATCCTCGGGAAGTTCGTAATCTTCCTTGGCGGTCAGCACCAATCCCTTGTAGATCAGCCGCCAGAACGCCTCGGCTCCACCGCCGATTACCTTGTCCAGATCCTGCAAGCGATTGAACACCGCCTCGAGTCGGGGCGTACCGTACACCTCATTCTCCAGCAAGCCCTCGGCCACGTGGATCACCCGACTCCAATGCACCACCTGACTGCCGAGTGACGTGCCTTTCAGATCCTCACCAATATTGATCTTGTATTCAGAAACCGTGCCGTAGCGCGGGCTCGACGTGTTCTCTTCCAACCTCTCGACCGAGGCGGTTCCCTCGTCGTACGACGCGAGGAAGATCACATCGTCCGGGCTGTGCAAGCTGTTCTCGGCGGCCTCATCAGACAGCTTCGCTTCACCCTTCATCCCGATCAGCAGCACCCCATAACGACCGATCCCCGCCAGACGATCAACCCGCTCCATGTAGTGAAACACATGCAGGCGTTTGACCAGTGCCTCCCATGCCTGCTCGAACGGCGTCTGTTCGATCTCAGAGTCTGGCTCCGGCTCCATATCACGAATGATGGGAGGGTCGCGCCATGTGTCCTGAGCCGGCAAATCGACGATCCGTTTCGCCAAGTCCTGCCGCGCGTGCATACCCGCATACTTCCCGAAGCTGATCTCAGTCGGGTAGCCCAGCTCCTTATACAGATCACGCTCGCCGGCAAAACTCTTGCCCAACGCACCCGAGATAGCACCCCGCTGTTGCAGCACGCTGAGCACCTGCAACCCAACCCGCATCAACTCCTTCTCATTGCTTTTCGCCATGTGCCCTCCTTACCCTCTTACCCGCGCCCTGGCGCGTTTCCTGTCCGGCTCCAACGGCCCGAAGATCGCATTGGCCGCGCCGCGTAGCCCGTCGGTCAGGTGAAACTCGTTCTTCCGCTGAATGACCTCGGTCGGCTGCCCCATCTCGTCCAACTTCCTCTTATACGTCGCGATCTCATGCCGCAGACCCCGACAGTTTCGGGCGATCACCAAGCGCCCGGTCTGGAACAACTCAATCATACGTGAAATTCCAACTTCCACATCCCCCACTGGCGGCGGATGCACTTTGATTCCTGATCGCGTCCAGTCCATTCGAGCCTGAATCTCGCTCAGCGACCCACCGTAATAGTCTACGTCCAACCCTGCATCGTGCACCTGCGTTCGATCAACGTGCTCCTGTGTTGATTTGCCACCACCCAAGTATTCGTCATACACGATCCACCTTTCCTCAGACGGATCTTCAGCCAACCACACCTGCGCGGTGTTCGCCCCGCCAAAGTCAACGCTGCATATCCGCTCCCAGCTGCGGTCAACGTCTTTCTCGTCCACCAGCATCGTCGCCTCGTCGAATGCACCCAAGATCAAACCGGCCGGCCGAGTCCACTCTGCCGCGTACCGCATTTGAAACCGCCATTCGGGAAGCGTCCGCTGCAACCGCAGATACTCGCGCTTCGGAAAGGATGGATTCAGCAAGCTCTGAAACGCCACCACCTCATAATCCTGATCGCCCTCAATCCACTTGTCGTACCACTCGGTCTTCAGCCAGCCCAGGTTGTAGATGCTGGTCGTCCCGAGCGCCCGACCCTCGTTCAACGCAAGCCGGGCCTGAATCGATTCCCAACTCGGATACGTCCACTCGTCTTGACCCAACTCATCCATCCACGCCGCCTTCGCTGTGATCGCCTCCAGACCCGAGGGCGATCGGACTGACAGCAGCACCACTCTCCCCCACATGCGATCGCTGGCCCGCTTCGCCCAAAACCGCCCCTGCTTGTCACATAGTTCAAGGATGGACGCTCCGGGCCAATACCTTGCCCGATGCTTGACATGCTCGAACCACGTTCGCATTTCGGGCAACATCTTGTACAGGAACATGCGGAACGAGGTCGTGATCGCCAGATAGTCGTTGTCTCCACCGACCGCCGAGGCGGTCCGGTCAATCTCTCGCTCCAGCCAGATCGGGCCAAAGCTGGTCTTGCCACCCTGCGCACCAGCCAACATCAACACGAAACGCGCGTCTGAGTCCCAGACGCGCTCTTGACCTTCGTGCGGGTCGATCACCAACCGGCCCGAAGGCTCAACCCAGTACAGCTGCTTCGGAGCCGTGACTACTTCGATTTCTTTGTCTTCCGCCTCATGACAATTTCCTTGATCGGAATACCGATCACGGGCACTCCACCTCCATCCAGCGCCTGCCCGAACTCCGACTTCCACCGCTCCTTGCCGCGGTTGATCAGGAAGAACCGCTGGGCCTGCACATTGCCGCCAACGGCAGTCACGAACAGCGCATCCTCGACGATCTCTGTTCTCAACTTCAACGCTTCGTCCACCCGCTCGCGGTATTCCTTGTTCCTCATCCGCTCCTTGAACTCACCCATCCGACTGACACCTATGGCTTTGCACGTCGCCGTGATCGTATTGCCGCCGTCCAGCAATTCGATGATCCTGTCCAATATCTCGGGCGTGAACTTCTTGCGGTTCGGCATCGAGCCTCGCATTAAGCCAGGGTCAACTTTGTCAACGACGGCTGCTCACTGCTACGTGACCTTTTCGGTCGGGAGACTCCACACTCGATCGACGCGAACCTTCAGCCTCAGCGTCGTCTTCGTGCGGGTGAAATGCAGATACTTGCCCCACTTCTTCTTCAGATAGTCCAGCTCGAACTCCTCCCGCTTGCTGGAACGAACCACCGAGTTTCCCCCAATCCTACCCGTCCGATCGTGGACGAACGAGATCCGATTCTCGATCCAGACTACCCGATGCTTCATCAGCGTTTGCAAACAGTAGTCAATATCGGCCCTGAGCAACAGGTTCGGGTCGTAGCGGACAGTCCTTCCCACGATGCCAATAACCCCGCCCGTCCAGCTCGACAGCAGGAACGGACTCTGCGGCCTGAACTTCCGAACGTCCCATGCCTGATTGAACCCGAACACAGCCGTACCCACGTCCGCGGCACATTGGGCGGCAGTTTCAACCACCAACCGAATGCTGCTGGTCAACGTGATCTTCCGATACATCAGCCCGGGGAGGCTCAACATGGCAGAAACGTCATCATCCACCATGCAGATCCGCTCGTCCTCGAAGTTGTCAAGAACCCATTGTCTCAGCGGGGCAATTCCCACCACATCGTCCGGATGGGTGATGATCTCAGACCCCGGACAGGCGGCCGCGTACGCCTTCGCTTCGCTCTCACCCACGCACAGCGTCGCGTCGGGAAAGAGTTTCAACGCCTTCTTCTTCACGAGGGCCTGACGCTCCCTCGAGACGATCACTACCCGGACTTGGTTCATCTCAACTGAGCGATCACAGTCGGACCATCCAACACGCGGCCCAACCCGATCTTGCGGGTCTTCTTTCCGCCGACCTTGAACCCAACCTTGCCCACCTTCAATTTGTCCAACGCTTTCAGGAAGTCGAGCTGGTTGCGGAAGAACAACACGAGGTAATCGTAATACTCGTAGGGCAGCAGCTCCATCTCAGCGATCTCCGGCTGCCCGGCATCAGCCGCCTCGATCTGTGACACCACTTCGGCCCATTCTGAGCTGGTGAACAGACCGTCCAACAGCTTTTGCTCCGAGGCCGCCATCTCCCGCAGCACATCAGCGTCCCATTCGGCCAGCTCGCCTGTCCGATTGTTCATGAGGGCCATCCGCTTCTTTTCCTTGGGCGTCAGACCCGTCCGCCGAACTGCGATCAGCGTCTCCCCATCGGCATCTACGATCCTCACCTTCTTGATGCCGGCGATCTTGGCCCCTTCCCGCACCCCGTTGCCGGCGATGATCTGATCCTTCTCGTCAATCAGGATACTCCGACCGGTGCCCAACTCACGCAGACTGTCAACGATTAGATTGACGTTCCGGACGCGATGCTTGCGGGGATTCCTCGGGTCAGGTTTCAACTGCTCAATATCAATCGTCTCGTCTTTGGTGACAGCCATCGAACCTCTCCCAGGGGAACCTGATTATACAAGCAATGTCAAAGAGAAACCCCGCCGCGGGGCGGGGTTCATTCGATCTAGTACGAACGTATCAGCTCAGAACGGAAGCTGGGGCTGTGACTGGTCCTCGTTTTCTTCGGGTTCGATCCCATTCCCGATCCTGCCCCACGTCGGTTTCTTCATGTGCGGCCACAGGCTGAACGCCGCTTGCCGATACCGCTGCCATTCTTCACCGATCAGCTCTCCCTCCAACTTCGTGCCCTCCTCGAAGAAATGCCTCCACGACCGCTTCTGCGCTCGACCCTTATTCGTGTGTTTGTCGAGGGCATAGTCGGGGATGGCCTGCTTCCAGTCGTTCTGCAACCGACGCTGGTTGATCGCACACTGGAACTCGTCGGCCAACCGCGTCTTTGGAGAACGGCACATGAGCAGGATCGTGTTCGCCAGAGCCAACCGCGCTCCTCCGTCTTTGCCGTCCTTCCTGAATTCCATGTACACGTCCCTCTGTGTCGGGACGATGTGAAGCACGGACGGAGCGGCAATTCCAACGTCTTCGTTGGCAATCACGATCAGCCGTTTCCAAAGATATTTCTCGAACTTGGGCACCAGCTCCAGCGCCCAATACATCGCCTCCTCTTCTAATCCACGCCGGATCGTTTTCTGGAGAGCCGAGATCACTTCCTGAAGCTGATAACCACCCTGAGTTTGAAGCTGAAACTGTTTCGGTGTCACGCGACCCCATCTCCTTTCATCCTGCCTAAGTATAGCAGACCCGGGCTGGTTTGTCCATGACTAATGACCGGGAGGTGGAAAGGGGGTTGTAGGGGGTTTGTGAGGTGCCCGGACGGGCCATTGGTAGGGCCTAGAAACACCGGAATTGGGGTTTGGGTAGAAAGGATAGGGGCCTACTGGAGAAGCCGCCTGACTTGATCAACACCTTCTATGAACATCCGCACCAGCGGTTCGATCGCGAAGTGATAAAGCAGGTAGCCCCAAAACACGATCATCAACGTCCCAACCCGGCTGTGTCGAACCCAATACTGCATCTGGCCCGACAACGTGTGATCGCGAGCGACGATCAGATAGAACTCGGCCACGACCACCACGACCATGACAATCACCCAAGCGACCTGCGAATGCGGGTCGGTTTTCAGATCTCCTCCTCCGGAGCCAAACACGCTCGCCAAAAGGATTCCCATCATCACCGTCAGAACAACCAGCTCTGCGATCACAGCATGATCTCCAGCAGTTCGAGCACCTCGTCGATCGGGTTGTGAATCGTGACCTGATCCGACCCAGCAAACAGCAGGCCAACGGCCTTCGTTTCCTGAGCGTCCACCAGCAGCGACCCTGAGTCGCCGCCCTTCGACATATTCGAGGTCACGATCTGGCGCTCGAAGGTTGCCACTTTCCCCGCGCCGTAGGACACCTGCACCACCGCGTCGAGCAGCTGCACTTCACCGAACGTCAAACCGGTGGTCCGACCGGACTTACGCACCGACATCCCAAGCGTCGCCCGCTTCGTGCTCCTGGGGCTACCGATCTCGAAGATGTAATCGGCCACGTCGAGCTGAGTCAACGGCTCTGCTACTGCCGCGTCCACCACATTGATTCCACCTTCGGGGCATTCAACCTTCAGACGGCACGCATCGCCCAACACCGAGGCCAGCGCATTCCCGATGGCGGCGATAATGTTCAGCAATCCCGAACTCCCTGACGCTCCGTTGAACATAATCGGCACGAACCTTCGAAGCTCCGCGATCTGGTCATCTTCCCTCCCACCATCGACCGGCCCTGGCTGCAGAATCCGATCATCGGGCCTGCCGGCATTACTGTTCGCCAGCACGTGATTGTTCGACAAGATCAGCATGTCCTGACTCAGCGTGTCCCGCACGATCACTCCGAGCGTCCCGGCCGTGATCGCATAGTGCCCAATGCTAACCCCGCCCGGCGCAGGCCGCCACTTCGCCGTCCGGCCTTGCAACGCCCGGATGATCCCAACCGGAACCACATCGGTCGGAAAGCCATCAAGCTGCCGCGGTATCAGATCGAGCGTACGGATCTGGACTAGCGGCAGTTTTTCCGTCACCAAAACCACTGTCGCAAGCCTCTCCGTCTTTCGTCCGTTCGTAACCTTGAAACCCTGCCCGTACCCAACCACGTTCGGCAACCTCAACAGATCAAACGACTCCATCATTGACCTCATTCCCTCGCCTTCCTTTCTCTTCCTTCATTCCGATGGTCGGCTTCCAAAGATTAGCATTGCCCCATCCGTGTGCTAGAGCACGTCGAACCCTAGGCTGCAAATCCATCTTCAACACTGGAAACTGCAGTGTACCTTGACATCCGTTCTCGTCTAATGGGGCAAACAGATAATAGCGTGGGCTGCCAGTTTCAAACACCATGAAGCGGCACCAACGGTCCTGAATAACAGCAACGAACTGCTTGACCATCAGTGCCTTGTTCATTCTGTCTCCTCCCCCAAAACAAATTGGGTTCGGGCTAGTCGTTGTCGTACATTATGCGGGAGCGCCCGATCTGGCTCCCACACCCATAGGCTTACTCGCCCGTCTGACCAACGAACATGCGTCGGGTATTTGTTGAACCGCCGAAGTCTGGCTACATGCTCAACATAGGCATCGACTTCTTGCTGACTCACTCTCCCTCCCCGGCCAAGAACGCGTTGACCACAGCCTGCACATCGAGCACGTTCACCAGACCATCTTGATTCACGTCCTCGATCTGGAACGGTGCCGCCGCGCCGACGAGCGGGGGCGGCAACACCCCAATTACGATCCCCAACGTCACGGCCTGCATCACAAACAGACAGAGCACCAACACCAACATCCACGACACCATCGCCTTCTGTGACCCCATCCCTGTAGCTTTCATCCTACCCTCCCTTTTCTTTGGTGCGTTCGATCAACGAACGCATGATTCCAAGAATTTGGCACGAACCACTCGCGACAACCGCAGGCGCATCGTTTCGGCAGTCGCGACACGTGTAGCACTCCAGATAACCCCTCGACGGCCGGGATGGAGGCTGAGACGATCACCCTCGTGTTCCCGTTGAACACGGCCCAAAAACGGCGGGCGAATTCGGCACTAACCCCCACCGTCTCTTGCTCCACGCCGGAAACGTATCCCTCCGAAAACCCCATCATCCGGCTCAACTCGGCCGCGGTCAAATTCAGCGATTTCCGCCTTCCTTTGACGTACTCGGGAGTGGGATAAAGGAGTTCAGCCATTGGCTTTCCTGGGGTTCATTTTAGAGCCTTTTCGATACCCTGTAGGGTTGAGTTAGGATGCCGAATCCGCTCCTTCGGAATTGCTGTCCGGTTCAACTGGCCGAATCGCCGCGAACGTGTCCACCACATAGTTCGAAAAGTGCATCAGCCGGAAGTCTCGTTTCCCTCGCACCCGGCCAACATACAAGACCCATTCTCTGATCTTGTACAACTTCCACATCGAGCCGGCCGTGAACTGCCGGGCATACTCTTTCATATCGGCTGCACTCCAATCCTCGGCCGCCGCTTCCGCTCCTCTTCGAGCCTGATCTGCTGCGCTCTCAGGCTGTGCCAGAGATCCGTCACCATCAATGACGACGACCGGCGCAGGTACAACAGGTGGTTGATCAACTCATGGTCCGCCAGCCGTGCATGCGTCAACACGATCTGGTCGGACTGAATCGGCCGGCCCCAACGCCACTCGGTCAGATCGTTTGACCAACCGATCGGCCGCAGCCCGTTGTCTTTCGCCATCTCCATAAACGCGTCGGTGAACAGACCCCACGGTGCTCGGGCGTACATGCCGAGCCACGGAACCTCGGCCTCCGGCGCGGGTTTGCCTTCCCAGCCCCATATCCGCACAAACGTCTCGATCCACTCGTCGTAGTCAGCCTGCCACTGCGCCCGCTTCCACTTCACCACTGTCTCGATCACTTCGTGCCGCATCGAGTGATAGGCAATCTCATGATTCCCGAACCACATCAGGTAGCGCAGCTCCTCGGCCCGATCCCACTCACTGAAATTGCGAAGCATCGGCTGCCCGATCAGGAACCACGTCGCGTACACCCACGACTGACGCAGGTTTTCCAGCATGATCCGCATGACCATCGGCTCCCAGCCGTCGTCAATCGTCAGCGTCACGATCTCGCCGCCCGGGATCTCCGTCAGCACCCCATCAGGAAACGTCATGCCCCGCTGCTGGACGATCGGGCTGGCGGCAACCGCGCCGCTCAGCTTCAAGAAGTCACGCCGATTCATCTTCAATCTCCGCCGGCTTTCCGATCAGCACCCGCTTCACTGCATCTCGATAGTCGCGCGGGCCATCAAACTTGCTGTAATCCAACGCTAACGCTGCTTCCATCCGTTCCCTCAGCTGCCGATTCTGAATCCGCATCATCCTCACGCGGGCCAGATACTCCCGCCCCGGCTCCGTCGTATCCAGCGCCTTGTCCGCGCACTGCTCAAACCAAGTGGCCGTGTCCAGCAACTTTTCCTCGAGCGCATCCGCGCGATCACCCAGCGTAAGAAAAACGCCGCTCAACCCCGGACACGCTGCCGACAACGCCCTGATTGCGTCACCCAACCTCACTCGTAGCTCAGCCATCGGTTTCCTCCTCCGTCTGAATTACCCACAGTCCACTTAACTTTGCCGCGTCCAGACCCCGCAGCCGAAACTCTCGAAGACCCGATCTCCACCTATGATCTCGACTAGGTTGTGAAACGAGCCGTAGTCATAGAGCCGCGTGCTGCCGCCGCCGTAGCCGGTCGAGAGGCGTGTGCCGACCTTCCAACCACACTCAAAGTCCAAACTCCCATCTGCCTGTGTAATGACAACCCCGCCCGTATTGACGTAGAGGCCACGCGCGATCTGCACACCGACGAGCCAAACACCATCGGTGAACTGAACCCCCAGCCCATCCTCGTCCGCAGCAAGAATCTGCTGGTCAACGATCGGCGTCGCCGGAACGACCCGCGTGACTTCATAGGGAACCTCCACGATCACGTCGTGAGGAACCTCGACCTCCCGAGTTACTTCCACTTCCACTGCTTGCGGTTCCGCACAACTTACCAACAACAGTCCAATCAACAGCACCAATCCGTGTTTCATTTTGCCTCCTTGTAGGCAACTGTCTCATAGCAGACTCGCTTGTCTTGGCTCTTTCTTCCACTTCTCAAATCCAGTGTTCGCTCTGTCTTTGACAGCATCGTCAAGATGGTGACTTGGCAGTATGCTCAAATTCTGCTCGGCCCACTCAAACGCCTCCTGCCACGTCGCCCACCGGAGCTGATAGTCGTCCTGATCGAAGAACGTCTCGCGGCCACGCTGCAGGAAGTACGGCCGGCCGGTCTTGTGGCCGGGTTCGCAGACCAGCACCAGCGGATCAGTAAGGCTCACGTCGTCTCCTCTTTCACGCCCCCAAGTGCTTCGTAGGCGACTAGCGTACTCTCCCGCTCACGCTCACTCATGCCTGCCCAACCGGTCCGGGCCTCCTCTTCGGTTTCCACAATTCCAGCTATCTTCTGCAGGAAGACGATTGCCCGCACCCCAAGCGCCACATGCCGTCTCACGAAGACACTCTCATTCTCAAGCTCAGCAACCTTCTCGATTATCCGCTGAAACTCGGCTGACTCCCTGAACGACAGATTGTCTCGGTGCCACAGCATCCGCTCCAGCCGGGCGAGTGCTTCGCTCAACGTCTCATCCTTGGTCATACCTCGGCCTCACTTTCAACGGCGCGCCAGCGATGAAATTCGCCAGCTCAATCCCGCCGTAGATCAACGACACCCGTTCCATGAACCACTTCCGATACCCCTTGCTATGCCCGAACCGCATGTGCGACCACTCGCACATCAAGCTGCAATTCAGCTCGCTCCAGAAGTACCGCTTCTCGCCATCGGTCAGGTGCTTGATGTCCTCTCGCGTGAAGATCACCTCGTTCAAGTGCAGACCTGCGCTGCACTTCTGATGTTCATGCTCGACATACGCCACGGCCTCGCACCTCCGAATGGAGCTGCCCCACCGACGCTTGTCGGCCAGCAACGCTTCTTTCACTGCACGACGTTCGGGGATCACTCCATCCTCAACTGCAGTGGGATGCCGGACTTCCGTCGCTCCCACTCATAGAACGGCACCGCCCGCCACTTGATCGACCGCCCTGCGTTCTTCGTCATGCCGTATTCGGTTGACGCCTCCACCAACCCGAGATTGACAAGCTCATGGCGTCGAGTCCGCACTCCCGATTCCGACATCTTCACCCCGTTCGACTGCATCACCCCGATCAGGGCCTCGTCCGTCATCGCGCCCCACCGCGACAGGAACACATACACCCGAGCTTGACTCTCCCGAATACCATACACCGACTGTGCGGCGGACCACGACGTTTCGGGGTCTCCCCGCCGCGCGACCACGTGCGCCCCGCCTTCCTCTCTCAGTGCGTCAACCAACGGGCCGCGGGTCACGAATTTCCTCCTTCTTAAGTCTCACCCATTCCAAGACCTGCTCCCGCGAACCCCACGCTCCCTGCGGCACCTGCAAATACACCCACATCACGATCCTCGGCAACAGGATCATGTTCGCGCTGTCGGCGGCGTTCACTGCTTTCGACAGGTTGTTCTCCAACACAGCAGTCAGGAAGCTGCCCGGAACATAGCCAAGCTCCAGATACATCTTCATCCCATCGCGCAGACTCTCGGGCAGCCCGCTGTAATCGACCTCCTTCACGCCGCCAAAGTTTGTCGTCAGCACCTTGAACTGCTCTAACGGCCACAGACTCGGCACGGTCAGCACTTCATCAAGTATTGTCACAACGGACTCCCTTCTCTCTCACTGACTCTCGGCCCCTCCGTTTCGCCCAGGATGCTCTGCACGTCCACAACCGCACCGTGCTCCAGGGCATCGAATGTCTGCACAATATAGCGGTGCGCCTCGGGCATGGTCCGCGCAGACCCCCGCCAATTATCAGGGCTGTACTGACACTCCAGCCCTTCCAGGCGTATCAGTAAGACGTACCTCCCTTGCTCATCTGGCCGAATACCGAAGCCGGCTCTCGCCAGCAAATAGCGGTCGGCCTCATGGTACGGCTCCAACTTGATCGCCAGAGCTGGGATGAACGTCATCTTGTCCCTGATTTCGAACGTCTTGACCTTCATCATGCACCTTCCGAGAGCCAGTCGATCAGCTCAGCCAGCCGCGATCGCGCACCGTCTTCCTGCTCGGGAATCAACTTCAACGTTTCCTTCAGCCGGGCGATCACCGTGTCCCTCCACGGCGTCGCCGCGGATCCAAACACCGAGGCCGGCAGCTGCTCCATCTCGTTCACCGCTCGGGCCGACTTCTCGACCTTTACATCGCTCATCGTGACCCGGCCGTCCTTCTTGAACTTCCGCATCAGCCGAACCTGCGCCGGGCCGGGCAGCTTCGCAAGCGCCTCGGCCACTGACACCGCAATCTTGCCATCGGCCAGAGCAGCCCGGAACGGACCTTTCAGATTCTGCAACTGTAGCCGCTTCTCGATCGTGGCCTGCGGCAGACCGGTCGCCTTCCGAATCTGCTGCATCGAGGCACCCTTCTTCCACAACGCCTCGATCGCCTCCAACTCGGCGGCCGGGTTGTCCGATCGCAGGCGGTTGAGTGAGATCGTCAGCACGGCATCCATCGAGAGCAGGCCATCGTCCTCGTACACCCGCGCCTGCACATCCCTCAACTCGGCCTTCCGAGCTGCCTTCACTCGCCGCCGCCCATCCACGATCTCGAACAACAGCGGCCCTTTCTCGATCAGCACAATCGGGAACACGACGCCAAACCGCCGCACGCTATCCACAAACTCAGCGGTCGGTTCTGGCCCCGGCATATCCTCGGGCAGATCCTGCAGCATCACCCGCTTGATCTTCCCGGCCGGAACATTCTCCGGCAAGAACTTGTCCAACGCCATCTGTTCGTCAGCCATCATCCTCTCCCTTCATCCTGTTTGAATGATACGACCGTGAGCACAGTGAACGTGATGCTTGTACTCGCCGCAAGAGCACTGGCCGTCCTCGGGATAACAGAGGAACGAATTGTTCTCATCGTGCTCTTGCATGCACCACTCTTGAATCAGTGCGACCGGAGATTCGGCGGGCATGCTCCGCTCTGAGTCCTCGTAGATCACCAGCTCGACCTCCTTTCCTTCATCCGACAGAACCTTCACTCGTTTCATTCGGCCTCCTCTCCAGCCTCTTGATTTCCTCCAGCTTCCTCTCCCCTTCTCGGTACGCCCACTTCAGCGCATACAGCAGATCGGACACATCGTCTAGGCTCAATGACCAATTGCCAAAATCTACTGTATTCGAGATCCGAACCCAAATCGGAGACGGCTCGCTGACATTGATCTCGAACATTCCCACTCGCTTGAACATCAGTCCTCCACCAGATCAACGGGCAGTCCGCTATTGCTGGCGACCTCCATCCCACGCTCATGCCGCTTGCCTTCCGCGTCCCGCACCACCGCGAGACGGTGGATGGGGAAACTGCCGAAGATGGCGGGGCTGTACTCCGGCATGTGACCTTCGGGCCTAAGCACCGCGTCGTACACGAACGCCGGCATCGCGACCGTCACATCCCGCGGATTCTCGGCCACGACCTCGGCCTTTTCGTTCGGCTCAATATCCTGCCACCACAGTCCCGCGCAGCAGATCTTCGTCTGACTCGGCGGCGGAACGTGATCATCCGGGCCACCCTTTGGACAGTGCAACCATCCCAAGCCGGGCACCTGCCGCCACTCGTCGTAGTACGCCGCCCGCTGTTCGATCCATGCCTTTCGATGCACCAGCACCCACCGACTCGCCGGCGTCAGCTTCGCGAAGTCGAACTGCTTCGGGATCGGGCCGCGGCTCAGCCCATACCGCCGCACTTCCTCGAGAAACCCAGCGATGTCTGGGTAGTGCGTCTCTCCCACCCAATCAAACACGTGCCACGCCCCATCTCGCTCGATCATCCGCAGACCGACCGGCGACAACCCGATCTCCTCCGGCACGATCGGTAACGGCGGGTCGACGATGAAATACTCCAGCGGATAGCCCTCTTCGCCCAGCCCCGCCAGCCCACACTCCATGTAGACCCCGCCCTTCTTACGCGTTCCACACCCTCGTCTCACTGCGGTTGCAAACGTCGGCATCTCATGCCTCCTTGCCCACGTCCAACAGATACTCGGCCCTGCTGATCGTGTAAGCGATCAGCTCCCCGGGGCCGTTGCCTTCTTCGTCCATCATCGGGATCAGCTTGGTCCCGTCATCCAGCACGATGATCACCGGCGAACGGTCCCACCCACGCTGACGCAACTCGGTCTTGCTGAACTCCGTCAAGCCGACGATTGTCCGGCCGATCAACTTCACAGTCATGTCACACCTCCGGGTCGAACCACTGGAGCGCACCCGAGAAACCGAACTTCTCACGCTCGCGCTCACCGATCACACGAAACGGATACGTTCCGGGTTGGGAGGTCAGTCCCCCGAAGCTCGCATCCCTCACCACGGCGAACCTCCGTCCCTGCGCGTTCGCGTACTTCTGCGCCCGTTTCGCCGCTTCTTCCAACGCCTCGGCCTCACGCATCTTCGCCATCTCCTTTCAACTGTGCTTGCAGAAACCGCTGCACCGACCACGCCTCCACAATCACATCACCCCTTTCCACCAGCTTCTCGTCTTTCAACCTCAGGATGATTTCATTCGCAACCCGGTTCACTTCCTGACTGACCAGCGTTCGCAACGCTTCGAGCCTCAGGTCTAGCTCGGGCGCGTAGATCGTGACCTCGACCCGCGCCCACTCGACCATTTTGCTCCCACCAACCGACTTCACACGCCGCCTGCTCATAACCTGCGCCACTCCTCCAACTTCAGCACTTCAAACGCCGCGGCCGCGTTCTCAACGTTGCGGCCATCGACCTGCCGCGTGCCACGAAGGAAGTGAAAGCCCTCGTGCGCCATGATCACAACAACCGCCTCCTCGACGGTAGCGACAATCAGCTTACGCCGCACCCTCATCCACTGCTTGCCAGTCCTGCCGTTCATCGAATAACCGGCTTCCTCGACCCCCTCGGGAATCGGAGGCCACGTCCCATCCTCGTTTCGGTACAACGGCTTCAACCACATCCAATTCCAAAACGGTGGCGGGCCTGCGACGTGACAGCTGATCCGATGCTGCAAGCCTTTCTTCGGCCTCGGCGGATACCAATGGCCCCACCACGTCGAATTACCAGCGCCCGACCCTGCGTCCAGCCGAACGACATCCAGCTTCGACAGATCAAACGTCTCCATCCACTCCCGCGACCACAGATACCCTGCGTTGCCGCGATACTCGGGCGCAATCTTCCACTGCGTCATCGCCACAACCTCCGGACGATCTTGCGGCCGATCAACTTGTTCACCGCTCGCTTGGCGATCCGCTTCGGACTGCCGCTGGCGACCGCCTGCGCGTCGCCCAAGATCCGTGCGAGCCAGTACAGTCGGCGTCTCACGCTAACCCTCCAGCCGCCACGGAACGCCCTCATCACCGGGCATCTGCTCGCCAAAGTCATTCGTCCAACCGAGGAAACGGTCACTCTCGGCCTCGGTCAGCTGACCGTCGTCAAGCGCCGCCTGCAACTGAGCAATCGCCATCTCGTCCAGATCGACCGACTCAAACGGCTCTTGCATCAGCTGGGACACGCTCTCCGCCAATTCCATCGACCGATACTTTGGCATCTCAGTCCTCCATCTCCCATGACCCTTCATTGATCCCAACGAACACGCCGGGCTGGTAGAACACGCCCATGTGACTCGCACCATTCACGAACGTCGCCCGGAACAACATGGACGTGCTGTCGATCCCCATGATCTCGACCTGAGCGACCGACTGGATCTCGTCCATCAACCGATCGACCACGACCTCCGGGTTCAGCTGTCCGACTTTCCTGTTCAGATCCATCTCACGCCTCCTGCTCGACAACGGCTACCAAGAAACTGTCTTGCGGCCATGCTCGGTAATGATCCGCCGTTTCCCGCAACGTCGCCCTAACCCCCGCGTGCAGCAACGCCTCAACCACCTTGTCCCCCCAACTCTGAGCCGTGGCCCCGAACCGGTAAAAGTAGCCCCGCTTGACGCTCACCATTCCGTCCTTGTGGCAAACCACCTGATCAGGGATCGCCTCCGTCGTGCTGTCCAACGCTTTCTTCACTGCCTTCTGGAACGCTGTGTGGGCCATCTTCCCATCTCCTTTCATCCTGCCATAAGCATAGCAGGTTGGCGGGGGTTTGTCAATGAGTAATGGGGGGTTAGGAAAGGTGCCCCCATATAAGGAGCGTGGCGGACCTTTATTGGCCTTTTGGGGCGTCCGGGGCGGGGTTTGGGTGATAGGTATAGGGTGGCCCTGTGTAGGGGCCTGAAATGAGCCGTTTTCACGACTGCCTCTATTGGTCCCGATACTCTTTCGCGAACCGCAGCAATTCGGTCCGCATCTCCTCTTCCCGGTCAACTGCTTCCTGCCACAGATCTTCGTCGCGCAAATTGATAACGGCTGACCTCACCAATTCAGCCAACTCGGTCGGCTCGATCGCATCCAACTCCCAAGAGGAATCGCCAAACTGATCGACGTAGACGGCCGCCCGGGAATCAGTCATCTTGGCCGGGTTGGGTGGAGGGTTCCACTGCTCAATCTGATCCATTGTCAACGCCAGCCGCCCCACTTCGATCCGTTGCCGGCTGAACATTTCCAACCGATCCAGCACGTCCCGGTCCATGTCCAACCCGCTCGGATCGTGGTCGCCCAAATAGATCACATGCACGTCTTTGCCCTCATCCACCGACTGTTCGATTCGCTTCCCAATGTCGTAGAAGTGCGACAGCGAACTGTAGCCGCGGTTGGCCGTAAACCGAACGTCCAGGTCCGCACAGACCGGTTCCAGCACCCCGCTCAACGCATCCTTCTCGACCATGACCTCCACGTGGTTGCTCTGCTCGGCCCACTTCTCAATCCGGAACGCTTGCGCCGCTGTGTCCACAATCTCAGCCGGGTCTTCCCAATGCGAGCCATAGATCGTCGAACGCACCCGGTCTTCGATCAGGCTCCAGTCGATCAGCCCGGCCAGACGCCCACTGCCGATCACACCCACGATCCGCTTGTACGACTGCTGCGTATTTTCAATCAGACCCCGCGAGACGAATTGGTAGAACAACTGGCGCACGGTCAGCACGAACCCCTGCGCCCGGTACTCCTCTAAGATCACGTTCGCTCCCCCGATCAGCTTCAGCGTGTCTTCCTGCAAGCCCTTCGACTCAAACTGCTCTCTCATCGTCCGCTCCTTGGCGACACTCCGCCACTCCACTTGATCCGTCTTCCCTCCACCAACTCCTTGTACAGCCGAGCGATTACGCTTGCCTCCCTCTTGAAACCCTCCTTCCGCAACTTCGCCATGTACAGCTCGATCGCTTCTCCGGTCGTCATGTCGTTGCGAACCTCCGGAGCTGGCAGATCCTCAGCTACCGGAAACGACAGCTTCCTTTTCGGTCCATCCTTGACAGGCACCTGCTCGACCCACAGTGAGGTCAAGTCCCACATCGACGACTGTTTCTGCTCGGCCAACAGGTCAGCCACATAGCGCCGAAACTCGCTCAGCCTCACTCCCTTCCCCGTCGTCAGCAGCCGGACCGCGTATAGCTGGCGATTCACATCGAGATCCGTCATGGCCTCAGCATGGCCCAACGGAATGTTGCCGGACGCCAGCAGCCGGGCCACCTCGGGAATCAGGCTGGTCAGGCTCAGCCGCTTACGCACCGTCAGCGAACTTACGCCGGCTACCTGTGCCACGCGCTGCTCATCCCAGCCGAACCTCTCCATCCGGACCTGAAACGCTTTGGCCTGCTCGATCGGATTCAGATCCCTGCGGGCCGCGTTCTCCAGCAGCATCACCGCCGCCGCCTCTTCGTCGTTGAGGCTCCGCACAATACTGCCGATAGTCTTCCACTTCAACAGACTCACCGCTCGAAATCGTCGCTCGCCGGCGACGATCTCGTAGCGACCCGGCTGGCCGGACAGAATCGACCACGATCCATCAACCTTCGGACGGACGATGATCGGGTTCTGCAGACCCGCCTCACCAATGCTTTCGGCCAGCGCCTCGATTCCCTCAAACTGGCCGCGATCATTCACGCCCGCGTCGATCAGGCGAACGTTGATCTCCTCTGTTTTCTCCATCTCGCCTCCGGGTCTTTCAATTCCCCTGTTTTCAGGAAGTGCAAGGCCGCCTCGTCCGCATCCTCGACGAACACGATCTCACTGAACATTCCGACGACCTTCCGCCTCCGAGCCGCACTCAGCCGGAAAAACAGCGCCCCATCCTCCGGACGCCGATACTGCTCGATCGTCACCGACCGGCCGTTCTTCGGCCAGAACTTCGACACCATCGTGTCGCTCAACGCCTCGTACTGGTAAGGCGACTTTGCCAACTGGCCCAACGTCACCACCCGATCAGTCTCCTCGCTGTTCAAGCGTCACCCCGTAGCAAATCGCTCTTAGTAACAGATCCGAGTCGGGCACTCGCTGCCAATCCAGCACCAGCTCGCCCACCGCATCGGTCACTTTGCCAGTCCTCGGAAATGACGGGTCGACCGCGATCACCGCCTGCCACAACGTCACCATCGGACTCCACGACAGCAGAATTCCCTGAGCTTCGTCCCAATGCTCCTCGCACGGGCATTCGACGACCGCCCGCAAGCGGAACCTCAGCGGCTCAGTCAACGGGCCGAGGCCATTCTTGGCGATCGACAGCATCAGGTCCAGCTCATCCATCAGTCCACCAGCTCTGCCTTCTCCGCCGTGATCGCGTCGAGGTTCACACAGAAATGAATCGACAAACCCTCCATGATCGGAACGGCCACCACACCACTTTCCAGCGACAGAGCCATCTGCAACTTCAACGCTGCTGACTTCGGGTCTTTCTGCGTCACGTAAGCGACGTACCCCGACTCTCCTTCGTTGCTGTTACCCATGTCGAACCGATACTCAGGCATCATCATCCTCCCACTTTGACCCACAGATTCCCACCCTCGGTCTTGGCATACTTCTGACCCTTGCCGAGGCCCAATCCAACGCCGTGCATCAGGTGATCGGGCAGGCACATGATCCCCCACGGCCCGCTTGTCGTGCGACCATCCACGAACACCGTCGTGATCTCCTGATGGCAGAAATCGCACATTGGGGGCAAGCTCCCTTGCCAATACGTTTGCTTCGGCATTCCCATCTCCTTTCATCCCAAGAGAATTGGAATTCAGACGAACCGATTTGTCAATGAGTATCGACGGCCTATTGTGTGACCACCTCCAGATCTTCCTGCGTTCGGCGCTGGAGCTTGAACCGGTGATAGGGACCTTGACTGAAGATCCGCCGCTTCGCGTCCACCACCTCGAACGGCTCATTCGCCCTGATAGTCCTGAGGTCATACGGAACCTTGACCATCATTCCGTTCCTGAGCTTCGGTCGGCTCCGCCTACGCTGGTGGCCCGCTTCCACCCGAGCGCGCCAGTCCTTCGCCCACTTAGGACCCGCGTCGGCCTCGAAATCCGCACCCGGGAACACGTCTTCCAGCGGCGACAACAACTTGAAGATCCGCTCCGGGCAATCCGAAATGCCCGGCCCCATCGACTCGTCCATATCCTTGTAACCGAAATTGTACGGATCGTTCGGACGCCACTGTGTCATGCAGGCAATCGCGATGACCTCGCCCCGCGGCAATTTCATCGCCACATACACGGCACTGCGATCGACGCTGCCCGAGGCCACGTCCAGAACCACAAACCCTTTCTCCGGCCGGCCGAACTCCTCACTGAAAAACGCCTTGTGCGTGATGCCCTTACTGCGCTGCTGAAACATCCAACCCATCTCGCCCTCCCTTCCATCTAGCCGCTCGCAGGCGGCGCAGGACCACCACATCCTCGACCGCTAATCCGATGCCGGCGAACCGGAGGTTTCCCGCTTGCAGATCGGCCAGTTCCGCTTCTCTGGCCCGGACGTAATTCGGGCACTGCTTTTCGTCCTCTTTGCAGTCCAAGCAAATCTCCTCTTGGTTGAACCACGACATCGAGAACGACAACATCGACGTGCCGCACCTCGGACAGTGCTTCCCTTCAGCTTGAGTCTGGCTCAACATCACCCTTCGCCTCCGTTCTGATCAACCGAACCACGTACTCCAACACCTCGACAACCTCCGGATGCGGCAGCATCCCGACCAGATCGGACAACGTAGCAACCGCCTCGGCCGCGTCATCCTTGATGTTGTCCCAATCCACCACGAACACGGCCGGGTGGCCTTGCGTGACAGTGCCACCCTCAATCTCGATCACGCTCACTTGCTTATCCATCTCACCGCTCCTTTCCGCGTTTCACGCGCGCCTGTGTGACCGACACCCCGACTTGTGGAATTGCCAGCGCCATCCTGATCGTCTCGACCGGGAACTTGAACCGCTTCCCATCCGACGTTCGCTCAGCGACGATCGGGTACTTCGACGCTCCCGGCTTCAATCCGACGATCCGATACGTCGCCTGACCGGTCCTGAACTCCTTTGCCAAATCTTCGGCTTTCAACCCAAACATCGGGGCCATCCTCTTCCAGTCTTCGGCCATGCGGTCCTGCACCACCCCGTCCCCGCCGATCACCGAGAACTCAAACTTCAGCGTCGCGTGCGACGAACCGTAATTGCCGCCTGCGTAACGCACGCTCAATCCCCGCTCGCTGGCAATCGCCTTCGCGACAACTTCCAGATCGTCAGCCAGCCTCTTCACTACTGCTCGGTCCATCTGTTCGATCTTCACCTCAGCCTCCTTCTCGCTTCAAAGCCACCAGCAGATCCGGGTACTGCTTTTTCAGCAACTGCTCGACCGTGCAGGGATGCCAGTACAGATCGCGCTCCACCCCTGCCATCCCCATCGGACCGCGCACTTCTTCCAACGCGGACAGCGCGAAGTAGCCAAGCTCCGTCTCGAACCCGGACACTAGACCGAACAGGCGGACGGTCAGCGTCCCATCGTACAGTTCCACGTCTTCCGCCTCCCACGCCCACCACGTCCAGTTCGAGAACGGGGTGAACCACTTCGCCGGCACGATCGTGTCCAGCTTGCCTTCGGTCGAACCGATCGGCGGCAACTGCTCTCTCAGCTCCTGCGTCAACATCTTCATTGTCCGAACCCCAATCCTTTCGACTTCAAACTCACGTACCTGCCCCCTCCGATAATCAAGTGATCGAGCACCTCAATATCCAACAAGCGCCCGGCCTCGACCATTGCACGAGTCACAGCTACATCCTCCGGGCTGGGCGACGGATCTCCGCTCGGATGGTTGTGCATCACGATCAC